TTGATGTTCTAAGCTATGGGCCACAGATTTGGAAGTTCGACACAGTAAACAAAGAAAAGGTCGAAGACTTCTTGGCAAAACAAAAAGCACAGTTTACACGTAGAATGTCTGCGGCGGTAGCATAGATGCTGAGACTAGGGTTAATGCTGGTAATAAAAGCCTCAGCCGTCGCTATGTTTATATTTTCTCTTATAGAATCGAGTGGATTACCTGTGAGCAATCCTTGGTTTGATATTTCTATTCTGCTTTGGGTATCTAGTGCTGTTATAGGCGGGATGCCGGAGCCTGAGGAAACTTCGAGTTTCTACTATATATGGCTGTACCGTACACTGCATTTGCTGAGTGCTACTGGGACAGCATATTTCATCCACAAGAACCGATGGTCGGAGATTAGTGGTGAGAGGCCAGTAAAATTTAAAAGCGAGGAAGAATGTAAATGAGTGTAGGAAGTTCAACTTCGAGTTTTAAGCCAGCGCCGCAAGCTCCTGTAGCGCAACCTGCTGAGCCGCCAGCGAAGCTAGTGCCAACGTCTGCGACGTTAGTAAAGAACTGGCGGAGTACAGCTTCTGGAGTTCTTGGTGCTGTGATAGCGGCAGGAGTATACTTCGCGGCAGTTCCGACAGCGCAGTTGCAGAGTATCGGAATCACACAGAAGGAAATCTTCATTGGCACAATAATCGTAGGCCTCGCAAGAGTCTACGTTGGTATGATCTCAAAGGATGCGAAGTAAATGCCCTATCAGCCGCCCACACTAGTCAACTCCAAAGAGATCGGTGAGGATCAGTATGCGGAGATTTGTCTTTTCATTAAAGACAAGATCGCTCATCTAGATCGGCGGTTGCAGACTTTTCGTACAGAGAAACTTCCAGAGTACGTCCGTCTCTACAAAGCACGTCCAAAGAATCAAAACGTAGACTGGCCTTGGCCTGGTGCCGCGAATCTTGTCATCCCAATCATCGGCACTAGCTCTGATGAACTCCTTGCTAGAGTCCAAGCCGGAATCTGGATGTACGATCCTCTCTGGTCAGCAACAATGAGCGGGGATCTACCTGCTAAGGATGGTGAGGATCTTAAGCAAATCATCCAAAACTTCCTCATGGACATGGCTTATGACCCTGCAGAACTTGATCTTTACCGTGTCTCACAGAGTGCTAATCACTCTGCTATTAAGTATGGGACTGGTATTATTTACACTCCTTATGAATTTGAGGAGGAGATTGAGCGAGTCTACGTTGCTGGTGGACAGGCAGAAGCTTCGCCGGTGGTGTCTAGGAGTGACACTTTTACTAGAATTGATGGTCCTCATCCTGAATTGTTACCTCTTAATAGATTTGGTTTTGATCCTTCTGTTCCAAAGTTAGAGAACATGAAGTGTTTTTATCATATCGATTCTTTGGATGTATGGGGAGTGAAGGATCTGAGGGCTAAGAGTCCGTACTATAAGCAGTCGGATATAGACTTCTTAGTTAACCAACCAGACGCGGTACAAGAAACGGAGATGGAACGTGAGATCAATAGTCAGTTTTCTATCGACTCGTCCGGCGTTGATACTGGAGCTGCTAGGTGGTATATCTATACTGTCTGGTTTAGTTTTATCCTTGGTGGTCATAAGTATGCGTTTCAAGCTAAGTATCATAAAAGGTCGGAGAGGATTCTCTGGATAGCGTTCAATAATTATCCGAAGAACATGCTCCCCTACCAAGACATGAAACTAGCCTATGACGATGAATCCTACCTCGGCACAGGGTTTGCTGAGATGGTTCATATGATACAAAAGGAAGTTTCAAACAATAATAACTGGCGTACAAATAATAGAAACATGGCTATGCTTGGGCTTTTTAGGATTGATCCTGAGAGTAAGCTTGGGTCGCTACTAGACATTTTTCCCGGCGCCGGTATTCCAGCACGTAAAGATGAACTTGAACATATTAAAGCTGGTCAGGATGTCGGTTATTCTGATGGCCCAGATCAGTTCCATTTAAGTATTGCAAGTCAGAGGACTGGTGTAGATCCTGCTACTGGTGGTGCAGGTGGAGGAATTGTTAATCCCAAGCGTGGAATCTATAGTACTGGTGGTACTTCAATGGTTATGACACAGTTTAATAATAGAAATAATTTACGCACAGGAGATATGCGTGGAGCACATGTGAAGCTTGGAATTAAGTTTCTCACAATGTACTCTCACTTTGGTATTGGAGAGAAGCTCAAGAACTACGGAACTAACGCTGAGAAGCTAAAGAAAGCCCTGGAAATGTTTAAAGCAGGCACTTTAGGATTGAGGCTTCGTCCTTCTAGTGCTAGCATGAACAAAGAACTTGACCGTCAAAATGACGTACTTCTTAGCGATAGGCTTGACCGCTACTACAACTCTCAAGCCCAAATTCTTCAAGCTCTTTCACAGCCAAACATACCGCCGGCGATGAAAGAGTATTACTTCGATATGCTTCTAGCAACCAAAGTTACAATGCAAGCGTTGCTGAGGAACTTTGGAAAAGATAATGTAGACACGATCTTGCCTGACATAGGTAAGATCATAACCTCAATGCAACCTCAACCGGGAGCAGGAGCAGGGAATGGAAATCAAGCAGGTGGGGGATCTAATCCCATATCACAAGTCCCTAGTGGAGTTATGGGGAATGGAGGAGTTCCAACCAGTGTTGGAATTTCTTAAAGGACAAAGGAACGAGGCTCTGGAAGAGTTTAGAACTTTAAGTATGTACGACACAAATGAAAGAATTGTAGTAAGTTTAGCAGTTGTACAGACTAAGTTTAAGATTTTCTTTTCTCTTTTAAATCTGCCGGAAGTTATTAAACTTGCCGCAGAACAAATAGAAAAGCACGGGCAGTACAAAGCTAGGTTTGAAGCATCTCAAGAAGGAGGTTCAATCTAAATGGCATTGTTTAACTGGCAGAAGAAGACAAACGAAAAGGGTGAAGAGCAACTAGAGCTTCCTGATGAGATTGTCAACCAGCTTAAAGAAGGTAAGGAAACCAAGGATAAGCTTGGAAAGCTGGAGACTATGCTTGAGGAATTGAAGAATCTTCAGGTAGCTGACAAAGTAGCAAGAGATAAAGCTGTAGCGGATGCGTTGGCTGAGAAGAATAAGAAAGTCAACACAGAACGTCAAGCTGAGACTGATGCTGAGATTGAGGAACTCATGCTCACGAATCCGAAGGAAGCTATTCGTAGGGCTACAGAGTCTCAGTCCATCGCGATCATGATGCTTCGTGCGGATAACATCAAGCGTGAAGTGTTTGAGGATGCTCAGAAGTTCAAGTATTACGCTGGCGATATTAAGCGTGAAGTTGATGCTTTGATTGCTGGTCAAAGTATTGCCGCGAGGAATGATCCTTCAGTAGTGGAGAATTGTTACCACACTGTGATGGGAAAGCACACAGATGAGATCGCGGAAGGGAAGATTAAGAATAGGTTTGCTGGATCTGAATCTTCTAGTCGAGGAACCTCAAGTGGCAGCGCAGGAGATTCTGGCTCTAAAGGTGAGAAGAAACCTTACGATGCAGAATACATGAAAGACATTGAACGTGCAGCAAAGCAGGTGGGAATTAAAACTTCCGACTATCTGGAGATGTTGGAGAAGGATGGTGTAGTTTAATATGCCAGAAATCAATCACAAAGACCAAGTTGGAGTACCACCGGAGAAGCCAATTATCAACGCCTCTCCTGTTACTGTAGCCAAGGCTGTAGCTTCTGTAACCGCTGACACCACAGTTTCTGCGGAGGATCTTGAAGTCGCAGTACGAGCAGTGCTTAATAAGCAAAAGGCTGCTGCTGTAGAAGCTGCAAAACCTAAGGAACCTAACTGGGGCACGCTCACAGAACAGCAGGCAATGTCTCAGGACATGTACATTCCTGTCATTGAGCACGAGATTCCAGACTACATGAATATGAAGCTTAAAGATCCTGAGTATGAGTGTGTGTGGGCCTCGCGGGATCAGCGTAGAATTGGACAGCTCATGGCACAGGGATATGAGCTTCTCAAGAAAGATCACATCCATCCAGACTTTCCGGTGCCTCTACGCTTTGACTCTGAAGGGCTTTACATTTATGTAGACGTAGTAGCAATGCGTGTGCATAAGCGTATTCTCTACGGGAAGCGTAGAAAGGCACTCCAAGTGTCTTTGAACCAACTTGCAAACCGTAACAAACCACCGCGTGTTAGATTGAAGGGTTCTTACGATCTTGCAGAAGACTTTGCACCTTCGTATGGACAGCTTTATTCTGACATAGTTTAGTAACTTAACTACAACCAAAGGAAGCGTAGCAGGCGCTGCCGCAACAGTAACAAATGGGAGAGTAGAATGGCTGCAAATCTAACAACACACCAAGCCATTGTTCAGGTGCAAAATAAGGCGAATACGACGCCATTTACTAGCTCGCAACCTGAAGCGGCGGGGCAGACCTTTCTCTTTGGCACGCCTGTACAGCTTACCGGGGCTGGAACTGTGCAAGCGTGGGATGGAGCAACAGTAGCTGCTGGGATTCTCGGTGTATCTGAGAGTTTCGGCCTTAACTTAGGGAGTGCAGGTGTTGGCGCTCCAGTGCCACCGTTTGGAGGGATCACAGGGAATATTGCTGTCGCAACCTATGGCAGTGTTCCTAACCAACCAAGTGGTGTTAACATCGCGCTCGGTACTCCAGTGTCGGATGGTCGTACACTCTACATAGAGCCAAACCAAGACAACTTGTTCCAAGCTTTGTTTGATAACGCTGCTGGAGCAGTTGTGGCAGATTGGACTCCAACACAAGCTGATATAGGTGTGAAGTACGGTATGACTAAAGATGCCAATGGATTTTGGTATGTTGACAAGAACAAAACCGGCGGCTCCGCCATTCTTCAAATCGTAGGTCTTCCCTACGGTTCAACTCTCAATGCGCCTGTTGAGTTTGTATTCCTAGCCACAGCTATTCAGGTAGCCTAACCTTGAAGGAGATATTCGATGCCACAAGTAAGAGCAAAATTTCCTCAATTAATGCAGCCGGGGCTTCGGAAGGTCTACTTCGATAGCCTGGAGAATCAGCTCAAAGCCTCAGATTACCCGAAGGTCTTTCACGAAGGAGATTCGGATTCTGAGTACGAACAGGAACTTGAGATGGCAGGCATCTCTGTACTTTTGGAGAAGCCGGAAGATGCTTCAACGTACTACACGGAAATGAGGCAGGGAGCTTCAAAGCGTGTGGAACCGCTCACGTATTCTCTTGGGATTAGGACTTCCAAAGAGTTGTATGATGATGATAAGTACGGGTTGGTTGGTAAGAAAGGGCCGACGCTTCTAGCACGTAGCGCGGCATTCACCAAAGAAATGATCGCGTGGAATGTTTTCAACCAAGGTTTCACCAGCGCGGTCACGACGTTTGATGGAAACCCGCTGTTCTCTAACCAGCACGCACTTCTTGGTGGAGCGCAGGCCACTCAGATTGCTCCTGGCGCGGCTGGAGTAATTTCTGCACCGGGTACTTATCCAAATCGTCCTAGTGTCGATGTGGACTTTTCAGTAGCAGGACTCCAACTTGCTACAAATCACGCCTCACGCATGGTTGACAACATGGGATTCCCAATCCGGCTGCGGTGGGTTAATCTCATCACGCCACCGGAGCTTAGGTTCCTAGTCCGTGAGATTCTCGGTTCTCCAGGCAAGCCATATACCTCAGACAACACAATCAACTCCCTGCTTCCAGAAGACTACAAAAACCTGGAAATACCGTGGCTTAACTCTCCTAGTTCATGGTTCTTGGTAGCAGACAAGGCAGATCATGCTTTGGAAGTTATCAACCGTGAAATGCCAACCACAGACTTTGATGACGACTTTGACACGGATGCTATCAAGCAGAAGACACGCATGAGAGTAGCAGCGTGGTGTCCTAGATGGCAAGGAACCTGGGGTACATTAGGCCCTTAGCCTTAGTTTTAACGACGTTCACAGTGAAGCTTAACAGCTTTTTTACTGTGTACTAGGAGGGAGGTCTTCTCTCATGGCCTCCTGCTCCCTGTGAGATTCTCCCTCCTACTAACTTCAGCAAGCAGAAAAACTCTAAGACTAATGACCTTCTTCGCACAATCCGGCTTACGACACACTTGGCTGACCGGCCCCTGGCACTACTGCGATCGATGTGACAAGAAGACTAAGATCGCAGATATGAAGTGGGAGCGTGGGCTTTTGCTAGGACCGGAGTGTCAAGACAGCAATAGTGTCCGTGGTCCTGGCCTTCTTGGTGAGAGGGATGTCAAGATCGCCCAAGTTCTCACAGATGGAAAGGAAGAGTTTGTTCCTGTAGAAAAGATTCGATACCCCGACTTCGCTGAAGAAGTTGAAGATTTTCTCCTTTAACACAGAGCAGTAACAATATCGCGCTATAGCGCAGAAGGAGTTTCAAATGCCACATACTGATGGTAGGTGGACTAGCGGTACAAGTTTTCCGGGGCTTCAACAGTTTATTGGTGCGGAGCAGTTTGCGTTGCTTGGAGGTGCAGCGCCTCTGCCGGCTACGATTGCAACGCCGGGACTTTTGTTTCGCACTGTAGCAGCCGGAAGCGCGGCGATCTTTGCGAAGTCTTTGAGTGAGCTTCTGCTCAGAGCGTTGCTCCTTGCTTCTGCTCAGTATGAACAAGAGCAGTTCGGCACTGGAGCCTCAGTTCCTGGGCCTTCTGCTGTAGCTAATACTTCTGGCCCACTAGCACTACCGGGATCTGGGAGTCCTTTTTACCAAGGATTTCCTCCGATTTCAGGAACTTCAATGGCCACTCTTGCCGGGCCGGGGACTGGATTGAACGCAAAAGGAATCCAGATTGACTCAGTGGATGTAATCTATCAAGTGCTCACTGATGCCACAGCCGTTGCCGCAACGATGGGATTGACGAAGACTGTGTTTGCAAATCTTGTAGCGCCAGTGGTGACTAATATTATTGCTCTTGGTGCTAATGGATTGCCGGTGATTATTGGAGCCCAGCCGCAAGTTACATCCGTAGCCGTTGCTACACCAGCAATGATTACAGCCGCAGACACCGATGTACTTCTCAATATCAACCTCACAGGCGGTACCGCCGGAACAATCAAGTTCTATGGCGCGGTTGTGAAGTCTCACTACAATCTTCAATAAGAGTCGCTGGAGGCTACAATGGCAAATGATTTTACTGGACGTATTTGGAAAATCACTACCAGCGGAACTACTCCTTTTGGCACTTTGAATGTCAAAGTCAAAGGTGGCTCTTGGACTGGCGGAACAACAGGAAATACTTTCACAATTACTGATGTAGCAGGCAGAGTCTATACTTGGACGTGGGAAGCTGCAAGTCTTCAGATAACTTTTACGGAACTAGGATGGTTATCTGGACCTCTAACTTTTGGTGGAGCTTTCACTGGTGAGATTGACTTGTATCTTGGAACCAAGTAAGAGGTAAAGCCTGTGGGTCATGTAAAGACAGACAAGCTTGATAATGGTAATATCGGGCTTGAAATTACCTACGGAGGTCTAGAGAGTCCTTTCATGGGACTTCATACTGGACCTCCGCCGGCGTATGTAGATCCACGGTGTCTAGTTGCATCGGATGGGTTTATAGTTGTAGATAATAGTTTAGTTCTAATCTCAGTCACGCTGGACAATCTTCCTGTCTTATGGAATGGAACTCATGCTATTCCGATTAAGTTTGGCAACTTCTATGACTCAGTTTTTGGCTATCTTAACTATGGACTAGGCTACATCGCGACACTTCATGGTGGGGCTCCTTTTAATTTTGAGTATGTATTCTATCTGACTGTGTGGGATACACAGAATAATATAGTTGATAATCAAATTCTAGATCTAAAGCTATTCTCAGTAAACAACCAAGCTGTGGCTTCAACTCTTACTATCCCAGTGGCTCTAGGAGAAACTTCCGGCTTTGCTGATACTGGTTATATTGGAATCAGTTATGGAGCTTCTGGAGTTTTAGTCGGAACTGTTACCTTTGGCTATGCTCCTGGGACAACACAGAATCAAGCAGTCGTAGGCTTAGCCGCCGCGATTACAGCAGCTTCCGCTTCGACTTTATTTACTGCGGTCGCGTCTACCGATGGGTTTAGTATTGTGCTGACCGCTGTAACTCCTGGAGCAGCCGGAAACAATCTTCAAATTATGGACGACTCAGCCTCTAACACGGCTGGAGTTCCACCGGCTTATTATATCCCAGTCTCTGGAATTAACTGGGTTTCTCTTACAGGAGGCTCCAACGGACAGGTAGTGAGTAGCCCGGCTTCTTTTAACTCAGTTTCAGCCACTGCCGTTGCAGGAGTTCTATACTTTGCAAATCTTGGGCCTTTCATTCTGAAGTATTCCAAGTCCTCCATAACTCCTGGACTTCAGATTTCTTCTCTTTATCAAGGAGTAAGGGTCATAAAGAAGTTCGCGGGATCACTTATTGGGTTAGGTGTATATCCTGCTCTTGGGACTATTCTTCAGAACTCAAACATGATCTTTGCTTGGAGCGCGGCGAACAATCTAGACGAATGGGCACCAGTCACATCAGCAGGATTTGTGACTGGTGCTGGGTTTGCAGGATTAGCTGACATAGACGATCAATTGATTGGGTTGATTGTATCAAACAACACAGCTTTCATCATTCGTTCTCAAGGCGTTTCATACGCTACAGCTTTAGGTAGTGGAACTGATCCTTTTCAGTTTGCTCATATCTCTCTCGGAGATAATGGAGAAGGTTGTCAAAATCCTGAGCTAGTAGCACAGTATGGTGAGACTGGAGCTTTTGTAGGAAATGCGGATGTTTTCAGAGTCGCTGGAAATCTACAGCCAATAGGCCAGAGGATTAAGTCTCTTCTCTTCACTCAACTAACTGACACGGCTTCTCCTCTTGGTTCTGTTATATATCCTGTGATTCTCGGCGGAGACAAGTTTCCTTTTCTTCTTATCTTGGTGGGTAACTACATCTTTACTTATCACACAGAGAACCAAACTTGGGGAGTTACCACTGTTACTTATATTCTTAATGCGCTTTCTTCTTTCATGGCAGTTTTTGCTCGTACTACTGGAGGAAGCCCGGATAGAGTGGAGTTTAATACTTCATTGATCCAGTATGCTACAGCTCCTATTTATCAAGTTACTGCGTACACACTTCAAGAAGGAATTTCTCATAACGGGTTTGCAATCTCTAACTCATCGTCACTTACATTCCCACAAGAGGAACTTCTTCTTGGTCGGGATGTTACTATTGATGCTCTCTATATTTCGTTGAATGCTCTAGTTACTGGAACGGTAAGTTTGAAGTTTTCTTTTAACGGAGTTCTTTTCTCGACGATAGTTCTTGATCCTGCAGTTTTCAATTCTCTAAACAAGAATCCAACAGAACTTCAGATATTTCCTACCTCGGGGGCTCCTCTTACTGTTCATTCTCCTCAACTCACAATTACTATGGATTCAACTTTCGGAGCCACGGCTAAAATTGAGTATGCTAAGATCCAAGAATATGGTTCATTCGATCCTGCACAGAGGCCAGTGTAATGGCGAAAACACTTAATCCAGTAGATTTTGCACGTGAGCTTCCTACAAGCACACTTCGGTGGGCACAGTCTTTGCATAAGATTGTCAATGGTGGTGTTGATATGGGAGTACCAACGAAGAAGGATGCGACAGGTAACTATAATACTTTCTCACAAGGTAATGCTTCTGGTGTACTAGTAAGGATTGGTGCTCATGGTTCAACTGGAAATAAGCTCACCTGGGCCGCTGGAGCAGGAACTCCAGTCACTATTCAACATGGTCTTGTGGATTCCCAGAATCAACCGCGTCAACCAATAGGGGTTCACTTAGTCGCCAGCGATAAAGACTTACGAGTATGGCAGCCAACAACGCCAACTACTGAGAGTATCTTTCTTGCTCCTAGTGATCCTACAGCTAATGCTACGGTGTATGTGTTTTAAGTGAGGTCTTGAGATGGCTTTTACAGCCGGCGATTGTCTTAGTGGGATTGGGATACTTCTGATGGGCAGGCCAGTGACTCAGGCGACTGTGCTTGAGAATATTAGGAAGACTGTGCTTGAATACTCAGAGGACTACAAACATCCGTTGCTTGAAGTGACTGGGCCTACAGTTCAGCTTACACCGTTTGTTAATAACTATGCGCCTTCTTTCTTCACAGGAGAAGTTGATACCGCGTTGGATGTTAATAAGGTTAATTCGTTTTGGATTTATAACAATCCTTACCAAGTTCCCTCCACCAGTAATTCGATTACAAACTCTGGCTATGATTTGAAGTTCAGAAGCATTAACTCTATTGAAACTCTGTTGAATATTCCAGGTCTCCCGCTTTACTGGAGCCGGAATAACAACTTGATCTACATCGCTTCAATGCCGGATAACTCATATAGTCTCTACATGAGATTCCAAACTCAACATCCTCTGTCTGATACAGTTAATGGATTTGTACTTGCTACTCCTATCCAAATGGCTGATACATGGCAGGAAATTGTGGAGTATGGCGCGGCAATGAGGTGTGCACAGGGGATTAACCTCAGCAGCAAAGTTACTGAAATCCATACGCGGCTTTATGGAGATCAGAAGTTTCAGACAAGTTCTGGAATTGAAGGTGCGCCTGGACTGATCTTTCAGCGTACCTCACAACGAAATCGTGACCAATCTACGACAACTCGTAGATTAAGGTTGCGGATGGGGAGTGTCTAATGTCTACTGGTACAATGATTCCATACTCAAATCCGGCAGGAAATAACCAGACAACTCCAGTTGGTGTTATGCCTACTGGTGGTCCTAAGTTGCCTGGTGCGGTTCCTACTAGTGCACTCGGAGCTTCTCCTACAGCTACAAACCCGCTAGTTCCTTTTGGTTCTACACCTACTGGTAGTGTGGCGACTGTCCCTGGCGCTACTGTTCCAAACGTAGGCGGGCTTTCAACCACCGGCGCGAATGTAGCAGGAGACACTGGAGCACTTTCAAAACAGCTTATAGATATCTATGGCAAAGGAGTAGGAGGTTCGCTTGAGTCTTTGCTTGCCGGAATGAGTGGCACAGACTCCGCGATTCTTCAGCAGTATATAGCTTCTCTTCAACCACAGGAAGCAAAGGCTCAGGCTAACGTGAATGCTAGCCTTGGTGCTGGAGGAGTTTCAGCAAACTCTAGCGTAGCTGGAATTGCAGATGCTAGTCTTCAGGCACAAGAGACAGCAGCGATAGCTGGAGAGTCGGCGAACCTCACGCAGAGCCAAGAACAACTTACCGCGCAAATTCTCCAAGGAATGCAGCCGGCGGCACAAAAGGAAGTTGCTACTAGTAACTGGAGCATCTTTGGAGATGTAATGGGAGCTATATCTCAAGATGCAGGTGCTATTCTTCATGGAGGCGCGGGGGCTAAATCAAGTGCTGATACTACCAGTCCTGTTCCTACCTTCAGCGGTATGAGCGGCTCTCAAATTCAAGGTGCCACTGGATTTACTGGAGATGCATCAGGAATATCCACAACAGTCGATCCATCTTTGGATTCTTTTACTTTTGCGTAGAGTTAGGAGTTAAGTGATGAGTACAGTTCCTTCTTCGGTGTCTCAAGCTCAAAGTGGTATGTCTGACGTGAGTCAGCAACTTGATAAGATTTTTTCGGAAAACACTCAAGAACTTCAGAAACTTGCTATCGCCGCCACGACTCCAGTAGCCGGAGGACATGCTACAGCAGTGCCGTCTTCTCTAATGCAACCGCCAACAGAGTTCCAAGGTGCTCCTTTAGATCACCGCGAAGTTGTTGGTGCTGGGAATGCGCGTGCTCAAGGCATTGGAAACTCAATCACAGCTACGCTCAATACTATTGGTGCCGTGAGAACCACGCTAGACAACAAAAAGAAAGTAGAGATCGCATCCTCCACACAACAACTTGTCACTGCACAGCAAGCTGCAGATCAAGCAAAACAGATTATGGCTTCTAATCCAGATCAAAATAGCGATGCTTACAAGCAGGCTAAAGAAGCTTATGATCACAACACACAGATCCAAGGAACAATTCTCACTGGCAAGCACGGCAAGGATATAATGAAGGGTTTCAACATCGACTACACAGACCCTTCCGCGAACAAGACTATCCAACACGATGCTGTAGCAATGGGCAAAGCTCGTGCAGCGGCGGCGGAGAAGTTTAACAAAGGCACTCCTACTACGATGGCTCCTGATCCTCAAGCTATAGCGAGATACTCTTCTGCTATGGCGCAACAAAAAGCTAAGTTAGACATGATGAAAGATTACATGACTTTTCAAGCTTCTGTTTATCGTTCTGATAGAACTGTAGATGCCGCAAAGGTTAGAGAGATTGGCGCTGGAATGTTGCAGACGGCGAGGTTTCAGCAACAGCAAGAAATGCTTAACCAACGCTATGCTCAAGCTGAGAAAATGCGAGGGGAACATTTTAGTGATAGCGTGAAACTTATATATGAACGTGCCGGAGCTGCAAGACAAACAGCGGCGGATATATTCAAAGACAAAGAATCAGATCCTTTGAATATGTACACCAAAACTCGCACAGCAGCTTCTACTTACTCGAAGAATGCTATCAATGATGGTAATACTCTTGTGGCTTTGCAGCAAGCACGTCTTGCTCAGTATGTAGATTCTAAGGGTAATCAGATAAACGAGAAGAACGTTAATCAACAAGCTGTCAAGGATATTGACGCTCAGATTCAGTATGTTAAGATGCAACAGCAAATCGACCAAGCTAACTCTAAGAATTTCATGGATCAAGCTACGCGGCTAAGAAACACTTTTGGCCTTGCTGAGACACCAGAAGATTCTGGTACTGGATCTTTTGATTCTCAATCTGACAGCGTAGGCGGTGGTGAGCCTGATTACACTGATCCACTTTATTATAGTGGAGAACAGGGGCCACAATAATGCCACAAGAACCGCTAGCAACTCCTCAAGAATGGGCTAAGAGTTATAAATACCCTGGAGAACAACCACTTGCTTCTGCAAGGCCAGGAGGCTCGGTACCATCTTCTTTGCTGATTACAGAACAGAGAACAGAGTCTAAGCCAGCCGCGTCAAGTAATGATGTTTATCGTTCTAGCTTTATCAAGCTTGGTCCAGATGCACCAAAGCCAGTGCCGGAGAATAAATATCATTCAATACATTCTCTTGAGCAGTCTAAAAAGATTGACGCTCTTAAAGATACAAAACTTAACCCTAATCTCATTGAAGATGGTTACGATCATCTGGCTCATAATCTTCATTTATGGACAACCGTAGGTGCTAAGGCTAAGGCTGCGCCTAATATCTCATTCACAGAGCAGCAACAAATTGCTTCAAACTTTTATGATAAAATGATTGGTCCTGCTTATGGGCATCTTGGGATGAATCCTATGAGTAAGGATTTGTGGCTTAAGAAAGCTTATGATGAGGCTTTGGATTATAAGATTGAAGATGCCTACACAAACAACTGGACAAATTCTCTTAAGCATGGCTGGGACTCTGGACTTGCCGCGACTGCTCATGTGGCGGATAAACTTACTACAATGCTTGGAGATACCTATAATGACGCCGTGGCTCAGTGGAGAAAAGAACGTATCTTTGCAAATAGGGCTGCTGATGCGAGTAATGTAAATAACGTGGCTGTCCAAAGGTGGGATCAACGGCTTAAAGAGATTGATTCTCAACTTGTCTCTGATAAAAAGTATGACGAAAACCTTATTCAACGTGGAGCACGGTACCAACAAGATCACCGTCAGTTCTGGTCGGACGTACTACCAGGACATGATGGAGTTCTTAACAAAGCCACTTCTTTTGTAGGAGAGACAGTAGGTCAAGCTCCTATCTTCGCTGCTATGGAGTTAGGAGGAGCTGCGGCTGGAGTTTTAGGAGAAGGAACAGGATTGACAACAAAACTGCTGAGTTTTCCTACCGGCAAGCGTGTAGCAGGTTATCTTATGGCCGGGGCAAAAGGTACAGCCTATGGCGTAGCAGTTCGTAAGCAAGACGATCCTGGTGAGATTTGGAGATCGGCTGTAGGTTTTGTAGCTTTTCATGGATTGTTTGATGTTGGTGGAGTAGGCATAAAGAAGCTTATAGACATGTTTCCAAGTGGAAGCAAGGAACTTGAAAATCTAAAGCGTCGCCAAGATGCTTATGTTCTTGCACAAGAAGGTAAAAGACCAGCTACTTCGGTAGAAGCTTATGACGATCACAAGACAGAAGTAGCGAATAATCTTTTTGTAGGTGGTATTGCTACACAACGTTCTATTTATGTAGACGCTCTTCATCACGTAGAACAGATGGAAGGAAATAGCAGAGAAGAAATCAAGGCTATTCAAGCTAGGTATCTAGATCCTGAAACTGGAGATCCTGCTTACTGGTCGCCAGTTTTAGCATCAGCGAAGTTTGTAAGATCATTGTTGGGAGATAAGAAACTTTCAGAGATCGAATCTGGAAGTGAGAATGAGAAGTTCTTATCTTCTAGGCTTGCTCAACTTATCGTAGACGCTGGATCAGAAATGAACACTCGTGTTCATGGCATGGGTGAGCAGGCGGAAGTTAAAGCAACACAAAATCTCAAGCATTCGCCGGCAACTCTTGAGTTTTATGTTCAGAAGGTCCAAGCCGATCTTGCTAAACGTCCAGGGGCTTCTTCTATAGTGAAGCCGGAACAGATTCAAAAAGCCGCTGAGAAACTTTACGCGGCGGACCTTCAGAAGTCTGCGGAGATGGCCGAGAAAGAAGTCGCTCAGACAAAAGTTGAAAAAGCTTCTAATATTGCAGAGAGGCGTAAAGATACTCCGGCTGTGGTGGCTATTAAGAAGAATCCTGGTTTTCAAATTAGAAGTGAACGTTCTGTTAATAAATTTGGCGAACCTTCAGCGCGATATAGCGTGAATCCAAACTTCACAGTTCAACTTAAGCAGTACCAGCAAATAGCTAAGTCTCGCAGTCAGACTCTTAAGCAGTTCTTTCAGGACATGGATGATCATGATTTCATGCACGACTTAGCTAAGCACTTCTATCCTGATGCTCTACGAGATGCTAACGTCTTCTTTGAAGGAGTTGGAAAGTATAGCAGCACTCGTGATCTAATTACTCCAATGATTGACAAGCCCTTCGCGGGAAAAGAGAATCCAAACTTCTTAGCTTTCATGTATAATTATACTAGCCAAATGCCTAAAGAGTTTGGTGAGGAGTTAGAACAACGTCTTATTGATACTATGAAAGTTCAAAATTACATGAACGGTCGCACTCCTACAGAGCCTCAGCTTGAGTATTACGCTAAGGCAATGTATAACCATATGGATAACTTTCTAGGTTCCGGCAGATGGCCACAAGAGTATAACATTTTCAGAAGTTCTAATGCAAACATGTTCAAGACTACTCAGTGGCAACGCCAACTTCTTGTGGAGAAAGGTATTCAAGAACAGAAGAATCTTAAAGATATGTTCTCCGGCGATGCTAAAGCGTTGTCCCTAGCTCTCAAGACACACGCGGCATTCTCTAAGCTTAGGATGGATGAGTTTTCCAAAGCAGACTTCAGAACGCGCCCTCAAGCTCAAGAACATCTCTCGGCCTATGATGATATTATAGCTGATCTTCAAACTAAGACTGGCTCACATGAAAGGTGGTCATTCTGATGAGTAGTCTGGGCGATGTCTTAGTAAAACCACTAGGTGAAGCTGTAGAGCGCGGAGCACAGAAGTTAACTTCTAAGCTAGAAGAAAGTTCTGTCGGTCGCGGCGTACTTAACATGGCCGGAAATCAAGAGTGGGAACTTGATCTTACTCCAGGTGGACGTGCTATTAAGACAATGCAAAATCAGTATAATCTTCTTCATGACCAAGCTCTTAAACAGGAGACTGATAAGATTGCAGCTTTGAGACAATGGCATCAAAATGATGATGTCGCGAGAAATTCTCTGCCAATCAAGACTGCTACTATGGCAGATTATCATACTCACGCGGTTGCTACTGGGCATCCTATTCGGACAGTTACTCACTCAATACTTGCTTCTGATGTTGACAAGGCTGGAGTTTCTAGGAATCTTGGATTAACACAGCAGGAAATGATGGTAAAGAATGAAAGCTTAGCGCGGCTCAAAGCACTCACTGGACCTGGTTCTTATGGTTCAAACTTTGAGAACGCCGCTCCAATTATAGCGGAGATGAGACTTAGCGAAGACCCGCGCATGGTTAATCACGCTCAACGTGTGGCGGACATAATCTCTAACCAAGTAAGAGATACAAAAGTAATTAAGAACATAGATACTTCCTATTCTAAGTATTCTATGAACAAAGCATTCAAAGCCTCAAACAAAGTCCTCGCTTCTATTGAAGAACCTCAGATTCCTTACTTACGTGAGAATCCTACCTACGAAAAACCAACAGAAGCCGAGCGCACAGCACATAGAGTTCTTGATACTATGATGCTTCCGTTTCTTTCTTTGAAGCATGTGGGACAATTCTTTAATCTTCCAGCATCTTCTCCTCTTCCGGCAATGGGAGCTTCTCTTCTACGCATGTCGCGTGATGAGATGGAGAAAACTGTAGAAGCTTCTTCTATTGTAGCTTCTACTCTCTGGCGTGCGACTTATAGAGATATTCTAGGAGAAACTGGCAAAGTAGCTGAGTGGACACATAGTCCTACAATGGGAAAGATTCTTGCTCGTACAATCCATCAGCCTGGTTTTACATGGTTTCGCCGGCAGCAGCTTAACATAGCTGGCTCTGTAGGGTTTCACTCAGCTATCTACTGGGCACACAACTTTGCAGAAAGTGGCAGTAAGATAGCAGAAGCAAGGCTTAAGGAAATGGAGATTGATCCTTTGGATGTACTGAAGCAGAAAGGTAAGCTTAATGAAGAACAACTTCAGAAAGGTATTTACCACTACACTAACAACAGAATGTTTTTCAACAAAGGTGTAGATAACTCTCTATGGCAGAACAAGAATGTCTTTGCTCGCGCAGGGTTTATGTATCATTCTTTCGTAAACTCTCAAGCTTCTTTCATGCGCCGCGAACTTCTAATTATGGCCAAATCCGGTGACATCAAAGGACTTGCACAGTTTGCTGGAACTATGGCAGTGTTGTTTCCTAATGTGGCTCCATTATTAGGAGGCGCGGAGAAACTTTTAACAACAGGTTCTCCACAGCAAGCGAAGGAAACAGTTAAGCAAGGGTACGGTCATTTGTACTCTGCTAAGAGTGTTCCAGAATGGCTTGGAAACTATATCAACCTCATGTCTCACATCGGAGCCGCCGGAACATACTTTAATTACTTGAACGCTATCAAAGGCCACAGAATCGAAGCTGCACTAGCTGGTCCCTTTGTCGGCGCTATCGGCACAGACTTAGTTGATATCTACGGTGCAGCCAGTAAAGAAGGTAAAGGAAAAAGTGCTTACCCTCTTGGTCGTGATGTTTTAAAACAAACTGTACCAGTAGTAGGCTCTCCTCTTGCACATCATATCTTCCCCACACAGATTGACGAGTCTGGAGAAGGTAGTGCTCAACCTAAACGAACTAACAGATTCCGTGTCAGAGGAATCAAAAGGAGATAACATGGCCGGTCAGAGTGCAAACCTAAGTCTCAAAGAAGCCAAAGCAATACAGGAGCGGATTCAAGCTTCTGGATCACAAGCGAAGTGTGGGAGCAGTAAGAGCAGTGGCTCAATGGAAAGCATGAGAAAGCCGAAAGCAGGGAAGTAACGTGAAAATAGCTATGTCCTCCTACACAGGAATGGGAGCTTGGTTCGTACTACGTCTTCTCGCTGAAGGTCACGAAGTTGACTATTATCTTTCCAAACCTGATTACGAGGATGTTCTTGGGGGGCTTATTCCACCCCCCAAGAAGCTATCGCTAGATCACAGGAGAACTGTAAATGGCTTCGGATATCCCTCGTATAAAGGTTATGATCTCAGTTTATTCGACCTTACCGGGAGAGCTAAACAAGCAGATGCTTCACGAATGGATTCTCCCACACTTGGGGATGGCTCCTTCGAGCATATGCTTGAGGACGATAGAGAAGCCGGGATTCAAGCTATGGAGTCTTGTGGGATTAAAGTACCGTCGTATAGGCAGTTTACTGGGACTAGTGAGGCAAAAGCTTTTGTGAAGAATGAGGATAGAAGGTATGTTTATAAGCCTTATACTATAGGCTCTGACATGCAAGATGTAGCTACGACTTATGTAGCGAAGGATGCAGATGATATGGTTAAGAATCTGGATCATCTTGCACAGCTTTCTAAGAATGCTCCGTTTATACTTCAAGAGTTTGTAGAGGGAATAGAAGCTTCGGTCGCGGGATTTTTTAATGGGACTGACTTCTACATGCTAACTTGCACTCTTGAAGAAAAGAAATTCATGAATGAAAGCAAAGGGCCAAACACTGGATGCAGTGGCAACTTAGTCTTTGCTATCTCCGACGAATCCAAGTTATACCGCGATGGATTGAAGAAGTGCATCCCCATGCTTGCAAGTGTTGGTTTCACTGGGATGATTGATCTTAATACTATACTAACTCCAGGCACAGCCTATGGCCTAGAATGGACGCCACGATTTGGTTACTTAGCAGATGCCACCATAGCTACTATGTATGGCCACGGTTACGGTGAATTACTCCGGCGAATAGCTGCTATGGAGGTGCCGGTGATTAAATGGGAAGCTCCGTTTGGCATGAGCGTGACTTTGACTATTCCTCCTTATCCCACAGAGATTCGCATCCCCAAAGCAAAGGATGTGTCCATCGATGGCATCAACCCAGAGGACATTGAACAACTCAAGAGTATATATCTGTACGATGCCAAGCTCTCCAAAGATAAGAAAAGCCTTATTACAAGCGGCAACTATGGCTTTATCTGTGCTCCAACTGGAATTGGAGATTCAATCTCTGAAGCCTCAAGCCGCTGTGAAAGACTTGTAGAGCAGATACAAATCCCCAACATGCAATATCGTACTGATATTGCTAAGTCCACCGCGAAGCGTTATCAATTTCTTGAAGACAATGGCTGGCTCTGAGGAGAGTGTGATGAGAAAGATTTTACTGGTTTGTAGTTTTTTGTTCCTTGTTTCTGTTGCTGCTGCGCAAACTACGGCTGTTACTGCTACCGTTACAGACTCCGATGGACAAACGTGGAACAACGGAAGCTGGAGTCTTGCATTCGCACCTAATCCAGCACAGCCTACGATTAGTCTTTATAACATCAACGGAGTTCCTCTTAGCCAGAGTGTGCTGATTCAAGGTGGCACTATGAATGGCGCGGGAACCTTGAGTTTTAGTTCCTATCAGAATGGAGCCATAACTCCAACTGGAAGTTCGTGGAATCTTACCGTTTGTCCTAATGCTACTGCTAAGTGTATGACTTATAACTTTAATACAGGACTTCAAGCGAGCCTAAATTTGAGTTCTGTACTTAGCTCACTAGTCACAGCTCCGAGATTCTTGGCTGTTGCTGGAACCTATGGTTATAATGATTCTGAAGCTTCTATTCAATTAGTTCCTGGGGCTACTTATTTTAATGTCACTACTGCTTGTCTAAGAGTATGGCCAGGAGGAGCTGGACCTTGGGGATGTTCTAGTACAGGGGCTGGAATTTATGTTCCTATTATTGGCGGCACTGTTACAGGGGCATTAAATATTTCAACTATGAATACTATTGTAAATGCTGCTCTTCAGACTGGTTCAGATATTAATGCTAAGATCAATACGGCTGGTACAGGATGTTCATGGTCATGCACTGTTTACGTACCTGCGGGAACTTATAATAGTGTTACTACATCTACAATAATACCACTTAATAGTCCAGGAACATTTAATCTTATTTTAGATCCAGCAGCTATAATTAACTATACTGGAACTGGTTATTCTATTGATACAGTTGAAGTAGGCGGTTCTCCAAGTGCTTCACATTTGGTAATTCAAGGTGGAATTATTAATGGTACATCTTCAGGTAAAGGTGGCGTCCATTTATTGCCAACTAATGGTATCTCCGTTCATGATATGAACATTCAAGGATTCTCTACCAGTAGTGGTCTGGGAGGCGCTGGAATTGCAATTGAGGGTTCTATCCTTGTCAATATATATAATAATCAATTATTAGGTAATTATTATGGAATGCATGTATGGGGGACGAAGTGCTTGACCTCTACTCCATTTACATGCGCGTATAACCAAGCTGGAACAACTTCAAGTTACACTCCTAATGGATTACATGCATGGGGAAACATTTTCGGAAATAGTATTCTACGAGGGGCGTTCCTTGATTCTTCCCTTCTTGGGGATAGTTTTCAAATCCTTAATGATACATTCATTGGGAACGACTTTGAAGCCACAAGTGGAACAGGAGGAATTGGTTTAGAGATCGAAGGTTCCGTTGGTACTAGTGTAACTTCAAATTACTTTGAGGGAAGTGCTGCACATGATATTATTCTTAGTCATAATGCGATAAATGTAAGAGTTGTAGGTAATTGGTTTACTACCTCTGTCACTGTTCCTTATAACTTAGAATTAGTAAATGAAACTGGAGCCTTTGTTGAAGGCAATAGTTCAGGAGGGAATACTCCTGCTGTATGTTTTTTGAATACAAGTGTTACCGGACTTACGTTTTATTATAGTTATCAACAAGGGTTATATACTTCCTCAAATATTTGCTTGGGAGGTGGAGCTACTACCCCGCTTGGATTAGAAGGATTTGATAATAATGGAGGTTTCCATTTTCCAGGTGGTCTTTACAATGGAGTCGCAAATATTTATTTGGATAGTTTGCCAAACCGAATGGCTATTGAACCATTCAACGGCAATGGCGGAGAAATTGTAGATAATCCAGTGACACAAACTCTGGCAACTTGGACTAATACAGGATTATTTACATTTAGGACTATTAATTCTATCAATGGATACCAGATCAATAGTGTGGCTCCAACCGGACACTATCCGCGTGGTAATGGTACTAACTATGTGGATAGTTCTATTCAAGCCGCGGATTTGCCTATAGGCACATCTCCTGTCAAGATTTCCAACTCACTTACTCCGGCAGCGGCTACGGCTTCGTCTTGCATGGAACAGACCTTTACTTATACGAGCTTGGTGACTACACAGCAGGTAAGCGTGTCGCCGCCAAGCTCACTTGGGGTACATCTTTGGATAGGATGGGCGAGAGTGTCTGCAACGAATACTGTTGCTATTGCATTCTGCGGCGATGCAACCGCTGGAACACCTCCATCTGGCAACTACATTGTAGTGGCATTTTGAATCTTTAAAAGGAGAATTTTGATGAAAAAACTTTTGGCTCTTTGCTTTTTGTCAGTTGTCTTATTAGGGATTAGTTCTGCTCAAACAACAGCTCTCTCAGCTACCGTCGTAGACTCAGATGGTACAACATGGGCTAATGGTACTTGGAGTATCAACTTCAAGCCTGGGCCTGGGTTTTTTAGTCCTTCACAGTATAAGATTAACGGTGCCTCGCTTGATCCGGCGGTTTATTCTCAGAATGGAACTTTAAACGGATCTGGAGTCTTGGCTGTTACTGTGTATGACTCCTCTGTCGTGACTCCATTCGGGAGTGGGTGGACACTTTCAGTGTGTTCTAACACTTCAGCACCGTGCTCCGCTTACCAGTTCTCTACCGCTGGAGCTTCGCAAAATATCAGCGCCGCGCTTACAGCTTCTATAACTGCGCCTAGATTCATAGCCAGAAGTGGTACTTATGGTTACAACGACGGAGAAGCTGCTAATCAGTTAGTAGTTGGAGCAACTTACTATAATGTCACAACTCCTGGTCAGAGATGTTACTCTGGTAGTGCTTGGGCGGCATGCTCTAGTGGCTCGCCATATCCGGGGTGTACGCCAGATGGATCGAACGGAGTCTTCTGCGCCGGCAACGTGGCGTCTGGCACGGCCTGCCCTGCGAGCGCGCCGGCCGGAAGCGTCTGCGCCAACGGTAATGTCACAATCGGTTCTTCGTCACTTGCTGTCTCAGCCATGCTCCCGGCAACCTTGACCGTTCTGTGCGAGGGAGATTCACGCACAGCCGGAACGGCTATCGGTGGAGCATCAGTATCGTGGTGTTCTACAGGCGTCCTTGGCAGCACTAATCTGATCGGAACGCGTGCCGGAACTTCCATCTATGACGACGCTGTTAGTGGTGAGTACATGGCGAATTACGTCACGCAATATACTTCTGTAACATCTCCGGTCCACGTTGCGACCGGGAAAACGATGCAGCAGTGGTGTCAAACATCGACAGTCACTAACCCTGTGCTACTTTTTCTGTGGACAGGGTACAACGACATCCGCTTTCAAGGCACTTCCGCGTCAGCTTTAGTTAGTGCCTATACGTCCTACATGACTCAAGCTAAAACGGATGGATGCACGCCTGTCGCCATGACGGACATGGCCGGAATTGCGCCTCAGATAGCCGCTTATTCCGCATCCGAGCAACAATTCAATGCACTGCTCAAGGGAACGTCTCTTTCGGGCTCAACGCCGTGGTCACAATTGATTGACCTCGACTCGCTGGACATTGATCCAGCGGACCCAACGCTCATGAATGGAGATAATATCCACCAGAGCGCGACTGCACAATATTTGATCGCCAACCTGATCAACACTACCTTTGGCGGTGCCGCAGCATCGAAAGGACACGCTACATCACGTCCTGTTCCCAGCAATATCTCGGCTAGTTACGGTTGGGGCTACAATAACCTCAATTCTCAATCGGGAATTATCTGGCTCAACAATGGGGCATCGGTTTTCGACACAACTTCAATTGTCACGCGGTTCACTGGAACTAACTTCTGCCTAGTCACATCCCTGATATCGTCCGTATGTCCTTTTTCCGGCAATGCTGCTGCGTTCGGTGCAGCATCGATTTACCTGCTTAATTCGAATACCGCCTACACGTATCAAGACACAGCAGCCACAGTATCGCGTCATGTCACATGGCCCGATTTTGCTGGTACGCCCGCTTTAATGCCGAACTCAACCGCCATCATCAGCACCGCCGCGCTAGGAACTGACGCGTCAGGTCACATCATAGCGGGAACGGTAACTGGTACTGGGGGCACCGTGGTTCTCTCCGCAGGGCCTACGCTGACAGGAACCGTAACAATACCTAAAGTTACAACGACGACTAACTGTGCAAACGCAGCATCACCGGCAGTCTGTGGTAGCGCAGCAGCGGGTGCAGTAACAATCGCGGCAGGCTCAACCACTGTGACAGTGAATACGACAGCAATCACAGCGGCAAGCGAGATTTTCATTCAAACAGATGATTCAGTGACCATTGCCGCTACCACGTGTAATTCAACATTGGCAACTTTAGTCGGCGGGATTGCAGTGACTGCTCGTACAGTATCAACGAGTTTCCAAATCACATTCAATGGTGTGATCGCGACAAATCCACTTTGCATTAGCTACCATATCGTGAACTAGCGCATCCGTCGCACGTCCCTAAGTACAAACCTAAGAAAGCCCTCCTTATTACTGGAGGGCTTTCTAAATGTCTATATTCAATTACATTTTCTCTTAACTCAACACATGCCCCATATAATTAAACCCCACGCTATAACCTCCTACTAGTCTGTTTGTACACATCTGAAGCTGATCTACTATCTCCATACTAGCCCATACCGGAGACATTTGCTTTGCTGGAATAGCTATAAGAGTTGTTGGTTTGTAATTTATTCCATCAACATCAACCTGTGTAGTGGTTATAATGTGTGCTTTGTAGTCTATGATTCTGTGAATTGACACCTTAACTTCCTGTCCATTAACAGGTTCCGGCATCTTAATCCCAAGATCAAACCAAGGATTTCCACTCTGTGCTGCCCAGCCTTCTCCGATGTTCCACTGAAAATCTCCTGGATAAGTCCAGCCGGCGTCGTCTGTGAATTTTGTGTCTGTCTCGATTACTTGTCCGTACAGTTTAGTAGTTGCTGTTACCTTGAATGAGTAACTAGAAACCACAGAGGTAGATTTGAACAGCAGTTTGTTTACTTGATTCCAAAGCCTAGCCCCGTAAGGCTTAGAACTCCAGATTGATAAAACAAAAGAACCATCAGAGAGACTCTGAGCATCTCCCCAATCGGCTGTTACTGGGTTGATTGACGGCCCAGACTGCTGAGCCCAAGGACCAGCTTCTAGTCCTGAAAGAGTCATCAAGAGTATTGACATGGTGAGAAGCCTCCTTAGAAATTAATGCCCGTCCTCTCATGCGGCCAGCCTTACGGGCGTGGGGCTGCGCCGACAATCTGGGGCTGAGCCTGCATAATTACTGGAAACGCAGAGATAGCGCACAGTATGATCGACATCAGTCTGCACCCAAAGATGCAACCCGCTTGGGCACTCATAATAATCGTCGATTGGTTGTGTTTGCTCTGGCGCGATCCAGTTGAATTGATGAGATTTCGGCTTAGCCTTAATTTGTTTGTCAATGCAATCACCTCCTCATTGCGCAGCAGCGCCGTTCACTTAGTAAGAGTCTTCTTATTCATCAGCTTGAAGAATGAAATCAAATGCACTTAAGTCTGATGCTCCCTCGATCTTTACTACTCCAAGGTACCAGTCCATGTATTTGAACATCAGGCCAATCTTAGTGGGAATCATCGTTCCCGCATAGGCACCGAAGAGGATACGATCGCCTACTTTGAAGCTGGCTTTTTCTTTAGCGACTGTTCCCATAGAAACAACTATGCCGGTTGTGGGAAGGTTCTTTGATGTTTCTGGCAGTACAATCAAAGCTCCACGTCCGTGACAGGCGGCACAAGCTACGAACACCGCTTCTCTTCCTACTTTAGTCTCGATCTTTCCTTTGCCTTTACATTCTTTACACTCGTAGCCTGATTTGAAAATATCTATAGAAACGAGAATTTTCTCATGCATAGCCTCGAACGTGTATGGAAAGCCGGGAAAGCTTACTTTGTTGCTGCCGTCAAGCATTATCTCCTGCGCGGACTTAGCTTGATTTTCCGCGTCAACTCTGTTCATTACTTCCACTGCCGCTTCTGCCAAACTCTGTTGTGTCATGGTACCGTAACCTTTCCGTTACTTTGTGCTACAGCTTGTGCTTTATTTGATGCCGCACCTTTGGGTGTGATTGTGTAGAAAGACATTTTGTTTCTCTCAACCCTAGAGCAGAAGTCTAGGCTCTCAAGAATCCAAAGAATACGATCCAAATCCTCCCAAGACATGTGGCGGTAGGTTGTGCTGAAGATTTCTTTCTTTGTAGTCGCTCCGTGCTTTTCGATGAAGCTTTGGACACGGGAGATGTTTGGTGCGTCCGTCGAATCACCCACTCCTCGGAAGAGTTTTTTGACATTGCCGATGACTTTGTCAATTTCAGCTATCGCATTAGACACATCAAACTTATCCAGTGTGAGGCTGTCTCCTTTAGATACGGAGAAAGCAATAGCAAGCTTGATGACATGGCTTTTTACTCTCGCTCGGAAGTTAGCCTCACTTTCTGAGTCTGCGTTTTGAGTGTGTGTTTTGTTTGCGGTGAGATATTTTTCTAGAATGATTCTCGCATCCGGCGCCATCTTGAACTCACCGCGAAGGTTGGAGATTTCTTTGAGATCGAGAATTAAATTGTCCCACAGAGCTTTGGACTTCTTGTTTTTCTTCAAAGACTCTGGAAAGGGGAGGTCTTTACTAGGTTCTTCTGCGTAGACAAAAAGACACCTAGATGCAAAGCCACCGGTGATGATAATCTGTGTTTCTCTTTTTATATTTCTCAATACATCTGGAACAGACGCGGCGAGCAAAGAGCAGCATGAATCCTCCATGAAGGCGCTTCCCTTGTTTTTGGTCTGGTAATCAAAGCTTGTCTTGCTCCATGCTTCTTCAAGAAACTCTAACATCCAATTAGAGCCTCCTAGTAGAGTGCGAAGCTCTGTAGAGAAGATAAGACAGCTATGCTCCATCGCGCCTATTACTAACTGCATTCCTTGAAGCTTCGGTGCTTGAGCCCAACCGTTTGCTATGGATTCGATAATCTTTTCTGTTGTGATACGATCAGAAAGAGTGTTGACAACTTTGTTGAGTTTGTTCGTATTGTTCATATCTTCAATGATGTTCATCGCTGTACCTTTACCAATCCCTGGTGGTGCTACGAGAACGACAAACATATTAGGATACAACGTGTAAGTACCAATGTCGAAGAAAACACTATTCTTCAATGCAGCACCGAGTAGTGACAAAGCACTCCAAGTGATGAAGTTGTGGGGCATGTCACAGTGCGGCTCGACACAGTCGAAATACACGTCATGCCAAGCCTTACGTAAGATTCGAGCCATTGTGCTACAGACCTTTCGTTAAATAGTTAAAATTGGCTCTCTTCTTGATACAAATGATACACTCTCTGGAGTTTCTTCCTTTTGTTCTTACACGAGTATTCTCAGGTGTAAATTCATGTCCATGAGGACAATGAGTTTGTCTGCTATGCCAGTTCCTACCTTTTGCAATTTCATCTTGTTTGTTATCCGATCCTGTGCCTGAAAATAAATGTTCAGGATTAAAACACTTTTCAATATCACAAGTATGAAGCACCATTAAACTTTCTTTATACTCTTCTGGTTTAAATAAGAACATGCTTAATCTATGTGTATACCAAGGCTCATTCTTAAACCAAATCTGTCCGTAACCTCTATCTGTTATTGTTCCAGTAAATAGCCAGCATCCATCAGTTAAAACAATACGACGACTCAGCAACCTTGATTTAATTTCTTCAAACTTGGCCAGTTCAATCTCTTGTTTTGTTTTGATTTTTAACATTGGCTTATCACTCATGCTATCTCCATTACTTTTCCAGAGGCTACTTCTTGCTGATGGACTTCTTCTTTGAGACGGTCGAGCGCTTCTTTAACACCGACGAGGGAGAATTCTTTGATTTTAACGGTTGTGTTGAGATCAAATCCAAGCTCGCCTTCAATTGGGATTTCAACCGAGATTCCGTTGTGGAAGGAAATACTTCGTACAAAAGCCCCTGCTGTTCTAAGTAGATATTTGTACACCGTTTCAACATCGGCTCTAACGTCTTGCACAATAGAATCATGTCCTTCTTGAACGATGCTTCGTTCTTGAATTGGATAATTGCTCTCCAGCTTAAGGACGGTAAAGCCTGTATTGTCACCGATGACTGATTGGGGAATGTAAGCGTAAGCTTCCTTAAAAACGGAGCTATTCTCATCATTGGGTCTAGCACTGAGGAACTGCCTTTCTCTCCCAAATGGAGTTGTGAGCATGTGTTTTTTTGAGATTTGTTCCTTGACCCATTTATGAAAGATTCCCTTCACATTAGGATCAAGAACGCCCATTCTATCAAGTAGAACTTGACACTGTGGCACTGGGTAGAAGAAGCCTTCTTTGATGAGAGACTCTGACATCATGCCAGCGCGTTCATCGTAGTTGGTAGCGTGTCTAGTCTTCTTCCCGAGGTACCTCTCCATAGACTCTTTCCATTCTTTCGGAGTTTTTGAAGCTATAGGTAAGTTGAAAAGTTCTGAAGCTAGCTTAGTATGTCGATCTACTCCTGCTCTCAACTCCGCGAGAGCTTTGTGATTCTCACTCAAGGCTGAGACTGGCCAGTCTTCGGCGGAGATTTGATCGACCATAAGTAAAACGTTACCTGGCCTCGCAGTGTAGCACCGTCTGGCAATATGAGCGATATCGGAGTGTTTAGGAAATGTTTGAGAATTTCCTCCATAACCAAACGTGTGCTTACGACAACTCCGCCGTCCACTTGTGGTTCCCGCCACGTTATAGTTAGAGAGCCACAGCCACAATCCATCTCGCTTAAAAAGTAATGCATCGAGATAACTCTCCTTTAGTTTGCTGTATTCTCTGACTTTGAGGATAGCTTTGACGGCAGGATCACCGCCGGGGTAGCCGAATTGGTTTGTTTGGAGAATCTTACGGAGTACAAGCTCGTTAGTGCTTTCCTTAGACTCCCACTCTCCATCATCGTTCTTCGCGGAGACTTTTGGAACGGTGTAGCCAAGAGCTTTGAGTTTGTCTAGGAGACGATACTTTCCCTGCGTAGCATTGAGATTCACCGCGCCGGAGAAGTCTGAGCCTTTGATACGGTCTTCTGGAGGATTATTCTCAGCTCCGATAAATACTTTGCATGACCATTGCTGAGAGGCGATTGCTAGATGTCTGTGTATTTCCGCTGAGACTATCGCTTGTGCTTCCGCAATGCGATCCGTATTGACGCAAATCCCGCGGTTTCCTATGTGGTAGTACGCGGCTTGGAGTTGGTGCTCATAAGCGTTTGTTATTCTATCAGCCATTCGTTCCCCAACTAACATGAGTCCTAGCTAAGATTTCCTTTTGCTCTTCTGGCGTATGATCCCCAAGTAGTTTCTCTGGAGAACACTTTCCCTCATGCCCTGCTGGTCTTTGGCAGTAGGTGTTAGCTTTTGGAGAGCCTGGTGGTGTTTCCAGCCATACTAAGAGTTGGCAAGTCTTGTACATCCATAGTCTCCTTCACGCTGCTAAGTGCGGTTTTTGTTTGAATTCCTGTTCCTGTCCCAAGTACACTTCCATTGTGACTGCTGCGTCGAGGGCGTTGTACCGTCTATACCTATCCAAACTCTTCATAGTCCAATGGCTGCCCTCATCTTTATAAAACGGCTCTCTCGTGTATTGGCGAGTTAGAAACTGTAGCTTATGACTCAACTCTGGCCATAAGATATGATGACGAATCAGCGTATCTTGTAATCTCTCTAACCTCACGCGGAAGCCTATGGCATTATGATGAAGCGCGTCATAGTTAAAGATATTCTGCCCGATTAGAATAGGAACTTCATACAGCAATTTATCCAATCGTCTCCAGAGTTCGCGATTCTCAATTGGTTTTTCTCTGAACAACTTGAAACTTATACCAAAATCTGGCGAATCCGATAAACCAAGTAAAAATGCGTATCCAGGGTGAGGAGCGTACTGTTTACTACTGTATACTGGATTTTCAATATCATCGGATAGAATCTTAGCATTGCTAAAGCGATCCAGATAAGTTATAAGTTCATCCATATCCATATCGTGAAATTTCAATACTCGCGTTGGCAATGGCTGTAATGTGCCGTGGCGCTTCCAATACTCAAACTCATCCCGCGCTTTTTGGAAGTCTACGTAGGTTGTGATGTTTCTCTCTTGCCAATCTTGGACAGCTCTCATCGGGCTGTACACTGGCATCATGTAGTGTGGATAGCTCAGCTTATCTGTGCTTAAAAGACTCCCCGCATACTTAGCCATTTGGCCTGGACTTGTAGAGATTCCATTCTTTTCTCGAAGCTCTGGTAAGAACCAACCGGCGATGTCTTCAGCTACGAGGATGATTGGTGGTTTGTAGTGATTTAGGTCTGCGTCAAGATTTACAAACCCATCCTTCACATCAGTATCCGGCGCGCGGCTTGTGAAGTAGACGGAATTCATGTCGAGGCCAGCTTCTTTGAACATTTTCTCGTAGACAAATCCGAGGCCTCCTGACAAGAGAGAACCTTTCTCTGTATCGCTAGAGAATGGGTGATTGAAAATACACCAGATCCTAGCGTTTGGGCTGCCTTTTGGCTTAATATAGGGCATTAGCTTTCCTCATCATCAGTTTTAAACTGTGTAAAATTATAATTAATACTTTTGTGTTTGAGCTCAGCTTCTAAGTATGTGCAGGCTATATTCATAGCTTCACAAAATTTTTGTTTTAGTTCTTCGTGGCTACCATTAAGGTAGCCTGATAATGATACCTGTGCATACGTCCATCTCATCCCATCACCCTGTCTTTGATATCACGAAGCCAGAACAACTGCTTTACTGAGCAAGAACTCTGTAATCCGTAGATAAACTTAGTCTCATGTGGAGCAAGCTCGTCTCCGTAGTCAGCAAGCATTTCGATTATTCTTCCTGCTTCCTCCAGATGCTCCGCTGGAGTTAAGGTACATTCGCTTAGATTGTGATAGGCCATTTTACAATTCCTTTCCCTTGAATAAACCAACCTCAAGTTTACTTCCATCTCTCAGCCGAGGAATCTTCAGTAGTATTATAGAACTGCCTTGCCGATATCTTAGATACCACTTCTTTTCTCCCTCAGTCACAGACCAGCCTTCTGGTATGATTTCACCCTCCAGTCTCACAGCAGGCTCAGGCAAGCTTTCAGCTATGCACATTGCTATTGTTTGTGACAGTGAACTCATAACGCCTCCACTCTGTAGGCACTGTGGTATTCTACTCTGTGCTTCTGACAGCAATTAATATGATCGAATGGATGATCCATAGCGTAGTGAAGTCTCCACACAGCTTGAGCTTCACAGCGTTTGCCGCGAGAATCAAAGTATTCGCATTGCCAGTGGATGCTCATACTTCCCCCGGATCAAGCCAGCTTGCTACGTTGAGAAAGTCGTTTATTAGAAGAATGTGCCACTCCAAATGCTGTTCTCTGCTAACCTCCAAAACTAAAGCTCCACAGCGTAAGCATGAATAGATTTTTTGCTGGTTAATACTACTCATTGGGGAAGTGGTATTGATCATACCTGCTGCTCTGAACTGTGAAGCTTTGTCTTGGAACACCGTGGCTCCTTAGTCTTTCTTTGTGAAGATCAGGTTAGTGGAGTGCTTCTCAGTACATCCGGGTACTGCACACTTATATTGACGCACCTCATTCTTTGCTTTGAAGCCTCCGCTTGCCGGAATCTCTGCAAGTTCTACTTCCATCGTCTTGTTGAGCAATGGCCCAAGGTACTTCCAATTTTCAGGATGCTCTGGATCGGTATCCGCATTCTCGAACACACCGGGAATAGTGTATGACGCTTTCTCTGTTCCCGCGTCTGCGTTTGCTACTTCTTCCATCTGAAGCCCTGTAGCATGAACGAAATCTGGCCACATAAAAGCCATCTTCGTATTAAGACCAGCGAAGACTCTACGGCCATCGTGTTCAGGATGGTTAATGACAGCGAGTTCCGCGTTGAGGCTGAGACTACCGCTCTCTGTCTCCCCGTTCTTAGGCTTTGCAGCCTTTGGCTTAAAGCTTTTGAGTTGCACAGTATACCAACCAGCCGGTAGTGGGGGCTTGCCGGAGAGTTCCTCTTTGCTGAAGTTCATCTGGAATGCCATTGTTCTGCTCCTTCTTTCTGTTTGTGGTTTTGTGTGTTTTTGGTTATTTAGCTGTATTTGCTAAAGTCAGTCTCTTCGCTCGATGCTTTGCAATCATCCCCATGATGTCCGGCGGCTCTTTAGCATCAAGCATCATGGTAGTAGAAGACTTGAAATCATTAGTTGGCCGGCATTCGGTTACGTACTTGATTTTTGTAGGGATTGTCGCATCTACTGTGATGTGGTATACTTCGTTAAACTTACTGAGCATCCCAACCAAGTATTGAGGATCGATGGTAATCTTTCCTGTGTACTTTGGCTTTTCTGCTGTGCTTTCAGCTTTGTCTTTCTCGTCACGCTCGTGGAAGACAAAAATCTGGTTGATGCCGAGTCCAGTGTATTCGTCGATAAGATACTGCATGTAGTTCTGTATTCCGTTGACTACATCCCATCCTTGACCGACGTAGACACTTGTAGAATTACCTACTTTGATGCCGCGAAAGAGGTTACTGTTTGGGTTTTGCCTACGAAGTTCATCTTCCATAGCCTTACGCATGAATGTTACTGTGTCATGGACTATGGTTGCCGGAAGTGGAAGCTTTTTGATCTTGTTTGCTTTCATAACGCTAAGATCTGTTTCCACATCCAGCATAGTAAGAGCCGGAGTTGAGCTGATGTAAAGCCCCGGCTTTCCCTCCAAAGATTCCTTGCGGTTGTCCCAGTCGTAGTAACGAATTGGCTTTGGTGCGGTCGCCGCGAACCAAGACTTCCCCGACTTCTGCTCTCCTATGATTGCGATCTTTAGAAAATCCTCTGCTTGTATATCCTCAGAACGCATTCCTTTGGACATGTTAGCGAAAGGATTTGGTGGCAGCGTAGCTATTGCGGTTGTAGCCATAAAAAGATCCTGCTCCTTCTGAGGCTATGGTTGAAATGCTGCGGGTTTTGAGGTTTTGGGGACGAGTAGAGGCTTAGCAGGAGTGGCTAAAGATTCTGCATCAGAAGCAATCTTACGTTCCATTTCTGACTGGATATCTTCTGGCTCAGACTCTTGTTGCTCCTTCGCCGGCGCTGGTGTGAATGACGACTTAGACTCGCTAACTGTCTTAGTCTTCACTTCCTCAACCTTTACTTCCTTAGCATCGCTTGTAGAAGCAAGGGCTTGTGCTGTCTGTGGTTGATCTTCTAGAACTTGTTCAATCATTGCGTGACGGCGGCAGAGTTGGTATTCTGTTGGCTTCCCTGCCGAGTCGAGAGTTCTTACTAAGAATGCAGAGGCATTCCAACATTGCAAATGGTTGTCCAGCACGGCACTGCACTGCTTGATTGGCATCTTACCAGGACCAACCCCTGTTGGCATGGTGGTGAGTAAAGTGTACGTTTTCGTTGCCATTGTGAAGCTCCTATTCTCCTGCTCCTTTATTATTCTTAACAAAACTTATCGTCAGCCGCATCTGGATTTTTCAACTTGTCTGGATTTTCATCTCTCCATCTCCACAATCTGTCCATCATCGCGGCAACTGCTTCAAGTTGTTCCATGTCACAACTTAATTCAACACATCTCTGATAGTAGTTTGGTAGTATTGAAGCAAAAGCATTGTCCTTTGCTAAGAAGACGACAATATTGAGATCTTCAGGCACTATACTGTCGTCCTTAGCTTTGAAGATGTTTCCGTAGAATTTCGCATCTAGTTTCATAGTTTCTCCTTACGTTGTTGGTAAGATCGCCTCGGTGTTCCATATTGGAAGTTTGATGTACCCATTCTGAAGCGTCGCCGCTTCTCCTTCTGCGCTGCCTTGTCTGTGGACATCTCTGAATACACAATCTTTGTGAAACCAATTTGAACACATTAGAGTATTTCGCGGAGCTGGAATTCCTTGAGTATAGCGTTCCAAGTCCTTAATAAGATGCACAACTGTAGAACACATTCTCATTCTATATTGCTCAAGTTGCCACGCTGTCTTTCTGATTGGAGCGCGTTTGAAACGCTCTTGAGGATTGTCTGTTGGTTTCTTTTGGATAAGATTCATCAGAATCTTCGAGCAATCACGCTTAAGAATCTGATCTGGTGGTACAAACGATGGTAGAATCTTTGAGAGAGCGAATATGTAGCCTGTTGGTCCTTCTTCTGTCTCGTATTTCAAAGCAGGATCGCCGCGAAAGAGTCCTTCAGACTTGTGATCCATTGGACAAATAAAGTATCCATCATCCACGATCAAATCCATGCGCCCTGCGAGATAAATCTCAAGGTCTGGCCCAATATATAGAGGAACCTCTTTGTTCCTGCCGAAGCTAATCTCAGAGCCAAGGATTCTTAGATGCTCATTCTGTGGTGTCATTACTGTGCAATATTGAATGAGTAGTCCCACAAACCCGTGAACTCCTCCGATCATCTTGAATTCTTTATCTTCTGCGTGAACATTCATGTTCATTTCGGACCATTCTTTAATAGCTCTCTCTGTAGCCCACGCGGTCGCGTCAAAGCTAGGCTTGCGGAAGTTTTGATAGTAAAGTTCAAGCATTTTATGTAAGATGATGCCGAATTCTAAGTTCCACACACGCTGTTTTTCGTTTTCCTTGATGGCACTTTTCTTATGGTATCCCTCCACGTTTGCTGTGAAGAAGTTTGATGCACAACCGCGATAGGTCTGCATTAAGTGATTGTCCACTATAACTATAAGCTTCCCTAACTTCTCATCGTAGTACACCCACGGGAGAGGATTGGTTGCTAAGAAAGCTATCAGTCGCTTGGTTGGTTTCATTTCTCTCCTTACTTTTCTTCTGACTCTATACGTCTGTTGAGATAAAACTGTGCTTTCTTCAAGTCTTGTAGAAAGTTTTCCTTATGCTTTGCGCGGACGAGGTACTTTACCGTTTGCCAAAGCAAAGGATCATCAGGAAACCAATCCTCAAGCACTTCTATAACCTCGAAACGTCCAAAGGTATAGTGAGAAGGGTGGTTTACTTCATCCAATAACTCAAGAGTTTTCTCTGCCACTGCTTTCAGCTCAGGCTGTGTTACTGTCATAGTTTGCGGAAACTCAAACCTAGACACAGTTGTTGAGTGTAGTTTGATTTTCTTTGCAAGTTTGGAAGGTTTCTTCCTTTTGTACACTCCTGTTGGCATTTTTCTTTCTCCATTCCGCGTGTTTGAGAGAGTAAATCAGAGCACAAGCTAAGCATGTCTGAAACTTGGCTCGTTTCTTACCACCACACCTGATGCACAAGCCTAGAGAAAGTCTTGCTTTTTCTTGCTTGTTATCTCTAGGCTTGTGATGAGGTTGTCTCACTTTACGCCTTTCAGAATGGCGGCTATTGCGTTAAGATCAACACCCGCACCCATAGATGCCAGTAATGCGTTCAATTGCTCTTGTGCTTTGTTCTTACTCATCGTCCGAGTCTTTTTCACTGTTGTCTGTGTTACTGAGGCTCCGCCGGATGGAGTAGGAATAGACACTCCCTTACTCTTCATTCCAGCGTATCTGTGCATCCGAGCCGTGCGACGGCGTTCCTGCTCATCAATCAACAAGACCAACAGGTTCCGATGATACTCGATGTTCATATCCAACTCTACATCACTGAGATCCACAATCTTCCTCTGAGCGAATAACCAGCTCAAACCGCCTATCTTTACCTCGCGTGCGCGGCGTCTGTACACTGAGGTTATATGCTCTTGCTCATCACGGTGTATATATTCTTTAGTGATCGTCTGCTTTGTTACTGTGAGATCACTCATGCAGTTTACACAGTAGCGAGCGTCTATACTTGAAGCGAAATGAAAGCAGAATGCTTGTTCACAGTGTTCACAGGTTATGATCTGTGCAGGGTGTGTGAGGTTTAGTTCTAAGCAGCAATCACATACTGTTGAGGTTAGGTGTGGAGTCTCCGGTGGCTCTGCTTCTGTTGAGGAGCCTGAAAGGCTGTCTGTTGGAATCTGTGCTAAAAGCTCTGGCTCACCTGAGATTGGAAAGTCGGCTTCTAAAGCTTCGGATTCAGGTTCTAGTTCTTCAAGCTTCCTGAAGTCTTCACCACCTTCAGTACCTGCTAAGTCAGAGATTTCCCAGTCATTTTGTTCTGGCATTCTGTGGTTTCTCCTTTGTCCCTAGGAATTATGCTGCTTGAGTCTTTTCTTTGAATTGATTTCTTCTCTGTGATGCTACAGCTCTTTCCATCTCTTCCACAGCTAACACAAAAGCTTTCGAGTGAACTTCCTTATCCCCGTAGTAGAGTCTTAGCAATGCTCTTACTATAGCTCCACTGTTCAAAGTAGGATACGACTCGCGTAAGGCCTCCGCTTGGTCGGGGAGGATGTGGAGTGTCGTCGGGGTCATTCGGTCGCTCATAGGGCTATTTTACGGTCATATATGGCCGATGTCAAACTGGCCTAAACCGATGACCCGAAAGGGGTTAAGGGCCGGTCAAGCCTCCACCGGCCCTCGGGGTTTGCATATTAACACTACGAGCTTTCCGCCTCTTCTTCAGGTTCGGCCTCGTATTCACAGACATCGTCGATAGTAATGTCTTCGATTTGAAAATTCTTGTCCCTGAAAGCATCTCCTGACATGACGTAGGAGCGCATTTCTTCTTGCATTAGTTCACGTGCTTCGACACTATCCTCGGCTTCGATAGAATCATACTTATCGAACTCAAGAATAAAGGTTGCTGTTACGATTGCGGTTCCACCGTACTTAGGCATTTTGGTACATCCTCCTTTGGTTGTTACAAATTTTACATTGACGTCTGCCACTTGGGTTTAAATAAGTATTCTCTTCAGAATACTCATGTCCTTTAGGGCAGCTAGTTTTTCTGTGATTTGCATGTCTACCATGCTCAACAGAATCAAATTGATTTTTTGACTTTGTACCTGATGAAAGATGATCTGGATTAAAACACGCTGGAGTATCGCATGAATGTAACACATCAAGACCTTCTCTATATTCTTCTGGTTTGAACAGAAAAAGACTTAATCTATGAATAGACCAAGTTTCTCCGTTAAATCCTATTGTTGCATAGTCACCGTTTCTTGATCTTGCTAAAATCCAGCAGCCGTTGTCAGTTACAAGTTTTATATCTAAAAGTTTCTTAATTATAACTTCATTAGACTTTTTCTTGTAACCCATGATAAAACCTCCTTATGCTGTCATTTTGGCTAATGATTGTTGCTATGTCTGTGATAGAGACATAGGCAGAGTGTGCGCGGCGGATAGTATCACTGCCTGCTATCTTATATAGATAGTCTCCCATTCCTAGTAGAGACCCCGCGCCGTTCTCATCAAGGATAACCTGGCTGTCAGTGCGGGTGGGCAACTTGAACGAGACGCGCGCTGGGAAGTTTGTTTTGATTGAGCCCGGCATTATGTCTACACTTGGACGTTGAGTAGCAAGAATCAGATGAACTCCAGCAGCGCGGCTGATTTGGGCAATAGTTTTCAGTAGTTCAAGTATTGAGGTTGGACGTTCGCGCTTAGTATACTGTCTGAGCACTGCTTCATCCTGATCAACTACATCCGCGAGTTCGTCCATGATGAAGACTTTGTACTTGAGCTTTTTAGAGTTTATATAATCAATACTACCACTATAACTTGGAGTATTGATTTCGTGCAGACCGTTCCATTCTCTGATATTCCTTACCAGCCCACTCATTTGAGTATTTCTGAGCCGGACTTCTTCGAGTAGGTTCTGCAAGGCGGTTCTGATATCTTCGATTGTGCTGAGGACGTACTTGACGTGTTCAAGACCTTTGAATAATACAAGGTCAAGGCTCTTTGTGTCCACAAGAATAAACTCAAGTTCACGCTCGCTACGAAACAGAGAAAGAGAACATATAAGTTGGGCTGTGAAGATAGATTTACCGGAATTTGTCGCACCTGCAACGAGCATGTGAGGTTGTGCGGCAAGGTCGGCATAGAGATGTTCTCCTACTTTGTTTTGTCCCATTAGCAAGGGAAGGGCCATGTTTTGAGTCTCTGGTGAGGTCATCATAGTATGGAGACAGGCGTCGAACTTTATGATTTGTCTGTCTTCACGCGGAACGGAGATTTCCAAGTCCCCAAGGTTGCGGTTGATAAGCACAGATTCTACAGAGAGTGCGCCGGCAATTTCTTCAGCTTTGTTGAGGATGTTAGAGAATTTAACATCACCAATAGGTTTAAAGATGTACGTGCGGACTACTGGACCCTCAATACACTTACTAAAGAGTGCCGCGAAGCCAAAGAGGACAAGCCTCCGTGAGAGAAGGCTTGCTTGTGCTTGGACTGTCGGAGGATACTCTGCTAGAGCAGAGGCTGCGAGTTTTGCTGACTCACTTGGGAGCACTTTGAAGCCTCCTGATCTTAGCTAAGTGAGCTAGAGCTTTTTTGTAGTTCTTAGCCATCTCTAGATGAACGTCACTTAGCCATTTAGTGTGGGTTTTAAGTTTTCCACCGCAGGTAGGACATTTCTTACTTTCCACTCTCCACCGCCTTTCTACCAGCTTCGTTCTCAAGGCTGAAGTTTAGTTCTACAGAATGTCCATGCTCAATAACTATGTGAGTATCGCTATCTGGATTCGACAGCTCTCTCAAAGCACATCTAGCATGGATAAATGTATCCCACTCATCCATGAAATGTAAAGCTCCTCCATGTGAACAAACCCAGCAGCCACCTAAATTGGGTGAGAGTACGTCTTGTATACTCTTAGATTCGGGATTAAGACATGGATAAATTCCGCCACATGGCATTACTTGCCACCTTTCTCAACTTCAGCTCTGAAGCTTTCGCTTGCAAGCATAAGCCTGTTTACTGGAGCAAGATATTTCATCTGCTTCCAGATGCCAGGCTTAGAAGGATCGAAATGAAGAAAGTATCCGCCGGTCTGGTTGCTGAGGTAGCGAAGTAAGTCCATTTCTCTTTTTGCCCACTCCGCGTTACCGAAGAATACCGTGTCTATGGGGATGCATGGATTACCTACATCTTCCTTGCTTGTACTCTCACCAATGTCTCTGGCAATCTTGATGATAATATCTGCTGATGCGGTCCAAGCGTTATCTCTTAGTCCATGTCCGTAAAATCCTTGCATTTCAGAAGTTTCTTCAGCTTGGAGCTGGTCTGTGGGAGAGCCATCCGTGAAAGCGACAAGCCTTGTCAATGCTGGAGTTGATTGCAACGCTTGCTTCAGGGTGTTAAAAAACGGAGTCCCGCCAGAAGCAAGTTCGCGTTCAAGAACATCGTTACCGAGCTTTATCAAATCACTTTGCAAAGCTATCGGCGGCGTGGTGTTCATGAAGTGAATGGCCACTGCTGTTTGATTCGGGATGCAGTTTCTCAGAAACTCCACTACACCCTTCTTCGCGTATTCTATTTGACTGCCCATAGAACCACTGTCATCAAAAACACAGCGAATACGTTCTGCACATTCGCCGGGTGGAATGTATTTGACAAGAGCTTGCACTGGCTCGCCCTTAGCTTGCTGTGCTTGTGCTTTCGCTGCGGCCATTGCTTCACGTTTGGGATCAGGTCGCGTGTGGTATCCACCTTTAGGTGGGATTGTTAGATCGTGGGTCATGCTACAGTCTCCTTTGTCAATTTCTGATACTCTTGCCACAGAAAGTTCAACTCTGTCATAGCCTTATCATCACCGTTGTTACGGTCTGGATGAAGCTTTAAAGCAGCAGAGCGATAAGCTTTCTTTCTGTCTTGATTTGAAAACAAAGAACCAAAGTATGAGATATCCACATTCAGAATACTTACGAGCTTAGTCTCAAGTTGTTCTTTACTCATTGTCGGCGTAGCCGACGGCACTCCATGATTGTAGAAGAACTCTTCTGCACTCATCTTAGGCTTGCGGCTACGACCAGACATGTCTACTTTGTTATTGACGGCTTGTCCTGCTAGGTCTTCTACAGAGAAGGCTTTGAAATTACTTTGGAGAGCTTCAACTACAGTTTGAATCTTTTTGATAACTTCCTCACCATAGGTGCCGGCAATGCCGTATTGTCCGAAGTAGCTCCAGAGTTTAAGAGAAGGCTCATAGCTGTAGTTGCTCAGTGGTGGCCATTTTAACAAAGGCTTTATTGCCTCGAAGACCATTTTCTCTGTAGGATGATAGAATACTATCTCTAGCACTCCATCCTTGCGAGAGCTTAAGCGTAGCTCTGTGAGGACAATCTTGTTTGACGCATCGCGGTGGTGCTCGTAGTAAACGTACACGTGTCTTTCCTGCTTCCCGTGCCGACGGCACTAAGAGAGTTAGAGTGGAGTAGAGTATCAAATATTACAGAGGGACTCTACCCCATCACTGTTGTGTTGTTTTCAACACTGATAGTATTAGTAAACGCTCAGCTCCGCCGCGTGAAGGCTACTATCTTGGAGCCACAGGGAGTCCGTCCAAAGACTCCCTGATCTGCCTTACTAACGATCAATTCTTTCCGCTTTCGTTGATTGACAATGATTATTAGCATGGAACGCAGACTTCTATCTCTTACGCTACCTCAACTTCCTCCTTCGCATCAGCAGTTGCCGCTTCAGAAGCTGCAGTCGCTCTAACAATTGCAAGGACCGCTGCAATCTTTGCTTCGTCCGCTCCCGTGGCCCTGAGCATCTTGATGAGCTTATCTTCAGGATCAACCGCGCGACGAGCTGGCTGTTTGTTGATGCTGTAGTTACCTTCCTCGTCTGTACCAATACGGAGGTCCACAGTGACACCATTGAACTCAGGCTCCAGCTCAGCGGCAGCGGCACCTTCGCTCTCCTTGAGAGACTTCATCAGAGCGTTAGCAACGCTGGTCTGGAATGTAGCAAGGCCACGATTGTAGATGTACAGTCGCATCGCCGGATCAGGGTTGAGAAGCTCCGCTCCGTCCCAGCTAGTAACACTGTATCCTACAATGTCATTTTCGTTGAGCATCTCAAATCCATCACGCTCTGCATCAGCCCAGCTTGTGCTAACTCCCGCGTGTGGATTAGGAGAGCCATCCTTCAGCTTTTCCGGCTCTTTCTTGTCTGTTTCACCGAGGATGCTAGACTTAGAGATTGTCTTCGTGACATTTCCCTGTCCATCATCTGTTGTACCGAACTTAACGTATCGCCGGTAGGTTGTTTTGTCTTGCCTGATTGCTCCTACGGCATCCGTAGGATTTCCTGCTGTGGTTGTAGCCATGTTTGTATTACTCCTTTGCAAAGGTTGTATTGAGTGCTGATATTTCTCCTTCTGGAGAGAGTGCATCAGCAGAGTTGATCTGCCATCTAATCCTTACAAGTAGAAGTATATTAACCCAAACCCTGTAAGGTTGTCAAACTCGCATTGCTAATGCACTCTCTAGGACAGTACAGCCGCTCGCGGCGGAAGCAGAGGAGAAAGAGTATAGTTGTACACTCGCCAGAGCTGCTATACTCAAAGAGGTCTGCTGTTCTATACTGTCCTAGAGAAAGCATCAGAAGCTTTCTCTTTTGTTACAGGGCTGCCTCGCTGTTCAGAATCTGTTGAAGCTGTATCCGGGTGAAGTTGTTAATTGAAACCATGTTCTCATCATTCCAATCATAGTAATCAAGCACATCAGCGAGAGTGTCTATCGACACTGCTCCTGTCTCTGGGTTGAGCCAGTAGTCTCTTGCTTCTTGATCCTGCACTCTTACTTTGAGAGTTATCGTCACCTCAATCTCTTGAGGGAAGGAGAGGTTGGTTTGTTTGGTTGTAGATTCTGGCATTTGTTTGTTCTCCTTGATTGTGTTACTCGCTTGATTATACGCTTTGCCGGAGGCATTTGTCAAGTGAAAAAGAGAGATTCTTATCCTTGTCTATGCTCTCCGTGCCAGCGGATAAGGTGCGTGATAACTAATCGGCCCAACTGGCTGAGGGCCAACAGAGTGGCCAAGGCCACCAAAGCTAGAGCTTAACAGAAACCATAAAACCAAGGTTGTCATTTTGTTTTCTCCGTATGCGAATATAACATGATCCAGTCTTGTCTACACTCTAGAGATTCCGCTTCTAACTCAGGCAGTGTATCTTCTGTTGCCGCGTGGAGAGTGTGAAGTATGATATTTACCTCATTCATTGCCCAAATCTTACGCATTCCTTTCTTAAACGCTGCTCGTGCTTGTGTTTGAGTGATATTGAGAGCTTTTGCAATTTGCTTATACGTCACAGAGATTCTCCTTTCTGTAAAGATTGAGCCGTAGCCTTGTCACATTGTGTATGTGTACTAAAGACTACGGCTCCGAGGCAAGTATAAGTAATCTCTTAGGCTCTTTACTGTCTGAGCTTAGGAGTTAGTATATAAATGCTAGAACCACAACTCCGAGGAGGAATAGAGCTCCTATTACTAGGAGTGTGATTCCAAAAATCTTCGAGAACGTCTCAAAGAATCTACTGTTGAGAATGTTTCTATACGGATAAGGCTTGTTAAGTGCCTTGTGATACTCTGAGAGTAGTTTCTCAGAACATTCTTGAGCACCCTCAGCATCATCGTACGGCGGTTGCTCGTAGACTCGTTGTTCCATCTGTGCATACTCTCTGAAAAGCCTTGCCTGTTCCGCGTTTGTGTCATAGCCGGTACGTAGCTCACCGTCTGTATCGAGGTAAGTGTGGAAGATTGGTTCGAGTGGTGTTCTCATCTGGCGATTTTCTCCTTGTAGAGTCTGCAGCGTTTTTCTATGCTTTTGCTGCGCTCTCTAGGGCTCCAGCAGTGAAACGATACTCCTTAAAATTACTTTTAATATTCTTTAGGAGTATACCGGTGGAGCCCTAGAGAATGCACCTAAGCATTCTCTTTTGGTTTTGTTGTTTCTTCTGCTTCTTTTGCTGGTGGTAAAGGTTTGAAATCCATGAAAGTAGGGTCATTTCTCTCACGTTCGAGCATTCTTTCTAGCTTCACAACCCAATGAGGTTTAGAGTTCTTCTTCATGTTCTTCCTCATTTACAGGTAATGGATTAAAATCTCCATTTGTGGGATCATACTTAGCATAGCTTTCTGTTGTAGTATTTCTCTGATAAGACAATGCAGCTTGTCTCATAGCCTCAAGTCTCTCAGGAGAGGTATTACTGATTATCCTCTGAGTCCTCTCAAGCTCTGCTAAATCTCTGCCGGTCATTGCGAGTTTTACTTCTAAAATCTTAGCCTGCTCAAAAACACTAAGCACAGGGTCTTTAACCCCTTTTTGCCTTAACCTATGATTTATCTGCTGTGTCGCCCATATAGAACTAGCTTTGTTGAACTCTTTACATTGGGCGCTAAACTCTCTCTTCTGCCTAAACCTCAACAACTCCGCCGCGTCATCTGTTCTCCCGCGCAAAGTCTTCAACATCTGCGCATTCACAGAACACTGCTTACAATACAACTCATACGCTTGCGTCCATTCTTTCTGTCCTTCAATCTCTAGCGTTGTACGCTGTAGTGCTTTTTCAAAACTCATAATCCACACACTCCTTAACAACTCTTTTAATCATACCCCCTTGGGGGGTAGGTTGTCAAGTAGTCGTTTTGAACTGCCCGCCTCTGGTAACCCTTTTGTTTTCAAAGAGTTCTGTTACCCTGTCTCTCCTTGCTTGCCTATACCCCTGTCACGTGGTCCTTCCCGGCTCAGGAAGAGGCTTTTTGCACCTTAGCATCACAGAGAGAGCTTTCTTTGTAGTATTCTTGTTTGTTGTAGTGTCTTTAGTGTTCTTACTTTATTATATTTATTATTTTTTTTTTTTTAATACAGTAAAGACATAAAAGCATTGAGACATTAATATGCACAAACCTCGCCCTATATGACTTCAGGCCGTTTCTGACCCTCTGACGGGGGGTTATGCGAGCAAGGGGAGACACCCTCTCACAACTCGTTGAAAAGAGAGAGCTTGAGAGAAGCCTGCAGTCTAAAATGACTAGTTGAACACAGAGAGAGGGGGGGTGTACCCCTATTCTTTACTAAAACCAAAGGCCACCTATACCAGCATGGCCTCTGTCCGTAGCATCGGGTTTTATGCTACTACCGCATCCAGTCTTTCTCACGTACTCCTAGGTGAGTGTACAGAATCTGGAGCAGTTTTGACGCGGTCGCAGACTCATAAGTCTTGTTTGTGATATCCCGCACGCGCTTGCCTACTTCATTCTGGAGTTCAGGTTTCAGCGTATCGTAATCGGCTTTGATAAGTCCAAGGCTCACATCCTTCTGCGCTGTGCCGATACCACGTACCAGACCGGCGATGCTGTCTCCGACCGTGCTGATAGTGTCACGGTCAATAATGGCTGATGCTGTAGACTTCAGATCAGCATAGAAGCAAGCTTCCTCGGTAGAGCAGGAAAATTCCACTTGTGCAAGCGCAACGTCTACGCTATGAGCATTCCGCCATGCTTTCGTGTAGCGGCCGGTCAGCGCGACGAGTTCCACAACTGACAGTTTGTCGAACGGGTTGAAGGTTACTCCAAGCTTAGTTGCAACTTGCTCAGTCAACTGCTTTGACTCTGGCTGTGACATATTCTCTCCCTTGCGCGACGCGCAATAAGGTTAGTGTTTACTGCTTACAGCATTGAATAGCTAATCAATGCCGTCATCCGCGTGATACCCATTCTCAAGTCCAAGTGTTCTTGAACCATCTGAATTGCTGCTATGTCCAACTGTCCAAGCCACAATGCATAGCTCGCCAGTCTACAAGACTGAAATCCCATAGACTCAAGACCGATGTGATCATTCTGTGGCGCATACTCAACCTTGGCCAGCATGTCGCGGTTAATCTTTAGTTCTCCAAGTGGACCGCGCATCCTAGCTTTAAGCTTTGGCACATTAGCCAGCGGCGCAACTGGAGTACGCTCTAACTGCTTCGCTTGCTTTGCTGCCTTGGCCGCTGCGATGCCAGCTTGCCGCGCGTCATACTCTTGCGCAGCCCTTGCTCTAACACGCTCGGCCATCCTATCTGATACTTGAGTAGCCATCCTAACCCTCGAATCTACCGCGCATACCTTGCGGTAATCTTATGATAGCACGCCTGTCAATACCACAACCTGTAGTGTTTACTCTTTGATAAACACTAGGGCTCTCCTAATCCCTCATGACTCAACCTCCGCCTCAAAAAACGATCTTCGATCATATAAACGGTGGGGGCACAGCTACGAATTTTCTATAAAAATCCTAAATCTCAAACTATAGTATTAAAAGCACTCCTAGCGCCAAAGATGATCTTACTCTGAGTGTGCAACCCAGGCCGGGCGCGGAGCGGTGGAAGATGGGTAATTTTAGGGCGGAAAATAGTCAAAACAGGGCATTTAGGGCTTGACACGCCTGCGGCGAAAGGGGATAATCAAGGCATGCATACCCTCATTCAAAAGCAGTTAGTACAAGGGTGGACTATAAGTAGGGATGAGACAGAACATAGTAAGAACCAAAGCCCACTCCGCGAGGCACTTAGAAAGCATTTCGAGGAGTTTGCGGGATTGACCGATGAAGCACCTATATATAAGGATACAGCGACGCCGTCGCCGCGTAATCGAGGAGATGAACAAGATGGCAACTAATCCTAGTAACACGAAACCATTGCATTATGGTGGTAGCATCAGTGGGAAGACAGGACAGCTAGGACAGCGGGTTGGAAAAGGTGGAGCTGGTGGCTCACACTTTAAGAGTCGAAGGAGACTAGAGAACATCTGCCGTCTAGAGAATGCTGGCTTCACCAAGCCACAGATCGCGGCGATGCTTGTGATTTCAACCAACCGACTCTCTTACATTATGAAGTCGCCGGACTACCTGATTGTCCGTATGGCGATCACACACGGCGTGGTTGTAGATTATGATGCGCAGCTTTCCGTCATCAAAGCACAGCGCAAGGAAATGCTCACACAGCTTCTACCGCCAGCGTTGCAGTTGCTCGCCAACGAGATACAACGGCAACCGATTACACTAGCAGAGCGGAAGCACCAAGTAGCCTTGGCACAAGACTTGATGGACCGTGAAGGAACATTTGCGAAGGTGTCTCGTACTGAGATTAAGCCGGTAGATCACTTCGACTTTGAGGAGACGGACAGAGCCTCACGATCTGTCATCGCGGCTATTCGATCAGCAGCGCCAGCCGCTGGCAGTACGAGCCATCATACCAAGGATGCGCTTGCGGCTCACCTAGCTTTCTCGAATTGTGAAACAATCTCGGAGATAGATCAACAGGCGGCGTTGGTGGAGCTTGAGCGCGCGGCGGACGAGGGAGAGTTTGATCAGACAGTGTTGGCAAATCTTCCTACTAAGAGTGGGAGTGTTAACTAGCGCGGCCACGAGCAAGGTGAGCAAATGTATTTTGGCAGTAGTAATTCATATTCAGGACTGGATGGTAAATATCTTGTACCATTTATAGTCCTAGCTGTTATAGGAGCATTTGCTTTGTTAGGTGTTGTTGGGTTTGGAGTGCTTGAGCTAATTCATCATTTAGTCTGGAAGTAGTGACTAAGAAGGAGCAGAAATGATTAAGCCTACGATTGGTAGGGTAGTGTGGTTTCACCAGGATGGTAGCTCTCCTGATGAACAACCAAACGCGGCGATTGTGGCGTATGTGCATTCAGATACTATGGTGAATCTGGCTGTATGTAATGCTAATGGAAAAACTTACGCGGAGACTTCTGTGTTTCTTTACCAAGGAGACACTGATCGTCCGGCGAGTTGTTACTGTGAGTGGATGTCCTATCAACAAGGACAAGCTGCAAAGACAGAGGCACTTGAGAAGAAACTAGCAGAGAAATAAAATGCCTGAGTTCATAACATGCTGGCGACCGATACACGTATGCTGGATCACAGCATGGGTTTTAGAGTATGAGCTTTGTTTAAACCAGTCTGAAGTTTAGGAGTAAGGATGAAAAGATTAGGAACAATCATAAGTACAGGCATCGTGATTCTACTAACAGCCTGTCTCATCGGCTGTCCAGCAAACACGTCACAGCTTCAAAAAGCCACCACCGCGTCAGAACAAGCGATGATCGTAATACAAGGCTTCCAGCAAGGTGAAATCCTCACCTACAACCAAGGAAAAGCCTGCGTTGCTTCTGGAGTGCCTTCCGGCTGTGTTGTGATCTCCGACGCGGATCATCTTCTGATCCAACAGTCAGTAAAAGCAATCGCGGAGATTGACAAGACCGTCAACTCCTGTATCAGCGCCGCCAGTACACCTGCTGCGGCTGCAACCTGTGCAAACTCTGCGGTTACTCAAATCTCTCAACTCCAGTCAGACGGCGACTTACATCTAAAATCCGCCACTGCAAAACAAGACTTTGACATCGCTATGATTGGTGCTCGCACGGCTCTTAGTGTGATCTCTACCATTCTAGGAGGCAAGTAATGGACCCTATCGAGATTGCGAACCTCTCTGCTCTGGGAATTCAAATTTTCTCACAAATCTACAACGGCATTCAAAAAGCTAACGCGGATGCGTTGAAGCCCCTGGCTGATATTCTCTACGCCGCGAACACCATCGACGACGATATCATCACCACCGCAAAAGCTGAGATTACAAAACTCACTTCCAAGTAGCAGGAGTCTCAAGTGTACGAGTCACACGACGAACACGAACGAAGACTCGAAGAAGAACGCGAGCACAAGTTTGAGCACAAAGTCCTTGAGGAACTAGAGGAGCAAGAAAAAACTCTCCACGAGATTCTCGAAAACACTAAGCCCTCCCACAATGTAACAGGCGGTATAATCTGCCGGACAGGAAATCTTATGATTGCATTGAAGCCAGGAAATAGCCCGAAGTTTGTAGTGTCTCCTCTTCCCGCTGGTGTCAAAACCTTCGCAGCACAAGCCGTAGTCTCCAGTGCAGACGCGGCGGATATAATCACGCTCGACCCAACCGATCCTACCGGCCTTACTTTCACCAACACCATCAACCCTTCTGCCACTGAGCCCGTGACTCTCACTCTCACTTGGACCTACACCAACACCGACGGCTCTGTCGCCACTGTGACTGGTACATTCTCTGAAGTCACAGACGTAACCGGCGGTACGATGAGTCAGGTTGCTTAGAATATTCTCAACACCAGGGAGCCCAGTCTCGTTAGGGCTCCCTGATTTTTAAGAAAGCAAGCCTTGGCCCAAGTAGAGCAGAAAGTAAGAGACGCACTCCGCGCATTAGATAGTCTAGAGCTAGGCTCTACTGGTGAGAACTATGTTCCGCGATCGACAATCTTAGGTTATAACCTAATTCCCACAGACATTACCAATGATCCCGCTGAGAAGAAAATGATCTATAAGGCTAACGCTCTTATGGATCTTTATTATTTTAGCACAGTAGTCCTCGGCAAGCATCGCTTTTCAAAGAATCCAGATAAGGCTCGTAACTTACACTACCAAATGTGCCTCACCGTAATGAAAGACGGGTTAAAAGATGGCATTGAAGTACCTAGAGATCACTTCAAAAGTACAGTTTACTCGGAATGTTTCCCTTGTTGGAGAGCCCTTCCATTCGGAAGACGGGAAGAAGATTTCTTTACCAGTATCGGCTATAGTGATCTTTACATTACGTGGATGCACCGTACACATAGCCAGGATATCAGAATCCTCCTAGTGTCTGAGACGATAGTTAATGCCAGAAAACTCGGCACTCGCATAGCGAATCACTATGAGAACAATACATTCTTTCGTCATCTTTTTCCTGAAATTCTTCCTACAGAGAAAGAAACTTGGACCAACGAGTCTTTACATCAACTCAGAACTCCAGCAGGAAGAGGCCAAGGAGAAGGTACTTTTGATTTTATCGGAGTTGGAGCGGCTCTCCAATCTAGGCATTATAATGTCATTGTCGAAGATGATCTTGTTGGAAGAGAAGCTCGCAAATCATCCATCGTCATGGCAGATACTATTGACTACCATCAGATTCTGGTTGGAGCAACCGACAGAGATCCAGATAACCCTGGAAGAGACTTTGACGAAATTGTAGTAGGAAACCGCTGGAGTCATGATGATCTTAACTCTCATATTCGAGCTGAAGAACCTTACTTCTCATGGACTACTCACTCTGCTCTCGGCGGTTGCTGTAGTCTACATCCTTTTGGTGACTGTATTTTCCCGGAAGAGTGGACTAAAGAGCTTTTACTTAAATGGAAGCGCCGTCTTGGTAGTTATCATTTTTCTTGTCAGTTTCTTAATTTTCCAATTGATCCAAGCAAGGTGAAGATCAATGTTGGAGACTTTCGGTACTTTAGTCTTAGCAAGATTAACAATGCACTTTCGGTTCCTAAAGAGCTGCCGCCAGCACGAGCAAGACTCTTTGAAACCGCGCCAGTATCTCAGTACCGCACAGTGCTCCGCCACAAGGTTGCTGATGGTAACGTAGAGCCGGATGTGTATGTTCTTAGTCCTAGCTATGATCGCTACATGGTTGTAGATCCTAACCACGGCGGATCACACATGGGACAGGAAGTTGGTAAAGATGGCCGGTGTCGTCATGCTATCGCGGTGACAGGAGTAAAGCGTAATCCTCGTAGAGTACATGTGCTGGATCAATGGGCTGAGGCTTGTGGTATAAAACAGTTTGTTCAGAAAATCTTTTTCTTTGCGGTGAAGTGGAAGCTTCGGAAAGTCTATGTCGAGGCTGTCGCCGCGCAAAAATATCTGCTCTACCACTTGAATGAGTTCGTAGAAGACCACAAGTATGATCGCCCTGAACTTTCTGGAATCACATTCCTCCCACTAAAGACTCCCCAACACGCGGGAGCAAAACAAGAACGGATTGAAAACTTTATCCCTATGATCGAAGCACACGAGATTTGGTTAGACGAAGCAAATTGTGATAAGGTTAAAGAAGAAGCCGAGGCTTATGGACAACGGAAGAGTCTTATCGACTTGCTTGATGTTCTAAGCTATGGGCCACAGATTTGGAAGTTCGACACAGTAAACAAAGAAAAGGTCGAAGACTTCTTGGCAAAACAAAAAGCACAGTTTACACGTAGAATGTCTGCGGCGGTAGCAT